TCTCCTATTTTGGCTTTCACTCACGTTACTACTATCTTCGTTGTTCAGTCCGTACTCTTTAACCCTTTTACCCACGGTCGAAGCGCTGCACCCAAACTCGGATGCTATATCCCCATAGGTACGTCCCTCTTCGAGAGCCGTCTTGAGGTATCCTCTGGGTATGTCAATACGCTTCACCATGATATGGTTTAGTAGCCGTTTGACTTGAGGAGCTTATTGCTGTGCTCCGTGAGGGTCTTTGTCTGTTGTTCATCCATCATGCCGCTTCGATCAGTGGCACTGAAATTAAGGACGTTGGACAGCTTCAAGGTGTCCTTGCCAAGCTCCACCGTCATGCCATCCGTAACCCCGCTGTCCACTTTCCAATCACGGCTAGATGCCATCCGATGAAAGTCATTCCTGACGACACGGAAAGCATCGAAAACCGCTTCTTTGGCTTCGCTGAGTTGATCCTCGTAATGCCGGATATAGAGGGGGCCGGACATTGAGGACTCAACCTCGACGGACACCTGTATCTCCATGATGGAATCACGCACCAACTTAATATCGACCTTTGCTTCTTTTTTCAGCGTACCTGCCTGTTTGCCAAGCTCAGCAATTACAGGCTGGAGGTGGGGTCGGAGGCTCTCGTTCTCATTTCCTAGCTTGATCAGTTGCGCTTTGAGATCTGACATAAGGGTACTCCAAGGGTACAGAGGATCTACAAGTCACTACTCCCGTGTACTATAAATAGATTCTCAAAAGCCCATCTGGTCCAGCAGATCGTCCACAGAGGGGGAGTCATCCACGACCGTTTTGCCTCCCGACACAGAGGTACGGAAGTCAAACATGACCGGTACCTTTCGCATCCGAAGCTCACGAGCCAGAGCAAGGCGGTGGTTCCCTTCGCTGACTTTGGCCTTCCCGTCTTTGCCGACTTGGAGAATGAGCGGCTGCTCTTCTTTGCGCCAGCCGTTCTTCTTCATATCAGCTTTCAGGGCATCCCACTTCTGAGGACCCCGGAGGTCCTTCCACTCCCCGTCGATATTCATCATACCACCACGTGCAGAGTCTCGGTCCCACGTGTACTCACGAAGGGGCCACAGCTCTCTCACGTCATAGTAGCCGTGGATCTTTGCATCGAGCCCTTTGTGCCCTTCCATCCACAGACGGACCACTTCTTCAATGGTCGGCTTCTTCTTCGGAATGTCGTAGTACCCGGCGACCTTGGAGATACGTGAGCGGTAACGGTTCTGGACCGCCTCCGTCAGTTTTCGAGGGCTCTTACGCAGAGAGGGCTGCTCCAGAAGAACATCACGGGCAGTCCCCATAAGGTTTCGGATTTCCGGCCCTTGGAGATCGAACTCCGTAAGTAGCTCACGGGTATCCATCTGGCGGCCCGGCTGCTTCAAGAGGTCCACAAAGCTATCCGCCTCTTTGGCGTCAAGCTCTATAGCGACCTGTCGTAGCCGGGCCATCTGAGCATCATCGAGGAAGCGCAGCCTACTGTGTAGAGGAAGGCCTATTTCCATCATATCGAACAGGAAGAGGATCTTAGCATCCCGTGACGCCCAATTCGCCAGCGTCTTACGGAAGGCCTTGTCCTTTTCGAGCATCTGGGCCACGACGTCTAGGAGCCCCAGCTCTTTGAGTACGGAGAGCGTCTTTTTGGACTGGCTCATTTGGAGAATGTCGTTAATCAGGATCTCACTGATAGCATTCTGCGGAGCCTGTTTGAGCTTCTGGGCGTTCCGACGAATCGCATCCTCAACAATGGGGTCGATCCTGAAACCGTACTTGACCATGAACTTGACGGCCCGAAGCATACGGGTCGGGTCATCGGAGAAGGTCTTGTCCGGGTCGGAGGGGCACTTCATGACACCCTCTTCCAGATCGTCGAGGCCGCAACCCGTCAGGTCGATGATTTCAGCCTTGTCCGGTCCCTGAGCCAACTCAGAGAGCTGCCACAGGAGCGTATTGAAGGTGAATTCACGACGCTCAATGTCCTCTTCGATAGTGGAGGGCTCGACCATGTGCGGTTTGTAACCCTTGCCCTCTTCCCCACCGTAAGATTCCTTACGGGCATTCGCTATCTCGATAACCTCCCCTTGCAGGTTGGTACCATCCAGCAACCACTCCTCGTTGACCGTGAGGATAGCCACACCGTACTGGTTGGTCTGCAGGGACGTGGTAGCAGGAATAGCCTTTTCGAGGGCCTTAGCGAACCACTCAGACCCCTTGCCGTCTAGGGCTACGGAGTCAATAACAACGTCAATGTCTTTGATAGGACGGTCGATAACGAAGTTACGTACCGCACCGCCTACGACGTAGACGTGCTCGCCTACACCGTACTTCGATGCGACGTTTGAGAGAAACCGCATCAGGGCGATTGACTGTTTGTGTTTATCAGCAAGCACGGGTCGTCCTTGTGAGCCAAGTTTGAGGCCATCTTTGTAGTAAAAAGCCCCATCCTCATACCGTAGGTCGCCCATGTTCACAAGGGACTCAATGACGTCACCCATCATCTCAGGCTCGTCAGAGATAGCATCCACCAGCTCGTCAAACTGCCCAAAGGCTTCTTCCATCGTGTGGGCCGAAGCTACCCTTGCCTTACGATCAACCAAGAGGTCGAGCATGAAGGTAGCTGCGACTTTTTTAGGGAGATCACTCATTGTCGTCCTCGTCCTCTTGTCCCTGCCGCATCGCCTTGAGGGCTTCCGCAGCACTAGCAAAGCTCTTACTCTCCTTCCTCTCAGCTTCTACCTCACTCCCCTTGTTGGCTTTCGCCTTACCGGAGCGGATCTTCGATGGGATGAAGGTCGGAGTATCATCTTCGTCCTCTTCCTGCGTGGTAGATCCAGAAGCAAGAGGCTGGTTGGTAGGTACGTATTGAGTAGGAGGTTGCTCCATGAAGTTGGAGAGCTGTTCCATTAGCTTCTGTTGCTGCTCAAAGAGCTGGTTGGTTCGCTCTATAAGATCCTCGTTCATCTTCCGTAGCCGCTTGTTTTCTTCCTCGCTCGTGGGAGCGGACTTCTCAGGCTCAGCACTCACCTGCTGGGTCGGGGTAGGCGACTTGGGCCTCTTCGGCGTCACCTTCCTCTTCTTCTTAGGCGTCGGCTTACGGGTAGACATTTCATTACCGCTGATCACCCTCACCTTCTTGACTTGGCCGTTCTGGAGAGCGTGATTCAAATCACGGCTCCAATTGGCCCGGTCGTAGTTGAGCGTAACCTCTTTTTGGTAAGGTACGTCCACACCTAAGTCGGCAAGCCTGTGGCCGCCAACAACCTTCCCCTCAATGACTAGAAATTTCTCCACGTGCGACCCCTTATTCGCCTCTGAACCGCTTCTTGATCCGTTCTTTAATATCTTCAGCCACTTTCTGCTTGATCTTTTCACGAGCCTTTTCGACGCCCCTTTCTAGGAAGTGTTTACCCTTGATGCCGGGGTGCTGCCATTTACCGTCCCGCATCGACTTAGGGGTGGCCGTTCTGAATTTCACTTCCCCGTCGTCAGTGACAATGGGGACAGTAGCTCCCTCAAGGTACTTCATCTGGTGAGGCTTGACGCCCCGGTTAAGATACTTTGCTGCCGGATGGTCTGAACTGAGCACCAAGGTACTCTTACCCTCCACCTCATACGTGAAGCTATTGAGTAGGTCAGTAGGCTGGCCCTTGAAAGAGAGGCGGCTGATTTCCTTCTGCACCTCTTTGATAGCCTCACGTCCAGTCTCTTCTAGGAGCTTCGTTCGATCAGCTTCATCTTCTAAGGGCGTACCCTTTACGAGAGGCTTACCGTAGATGCCGCGTAGTCTGTACTTTCCTTTTCCCATATCATCTCCCTCTGTCCCTCACAGAACAGACTTGGCGGGCGTGTGCCGCCTGACGATTTAGAAACATGCGGTAGAGGACGGGTTCCTCCGACGCACGTACAGACAGGTTCAATCGGTACCCGTGCTGGTTGGCGAGACGGGTGAACGCCTCACTGCGAAGTAGTTTTTCGCCTGTCTTTTGCGATTTCATACCGGTATCCCAGCCTATCTAGTACATTCTTTGGTGCCTGTGCTTCAATGACCGTAGGACCTACGCTACGGGGATCTACAGCATCGCTAATCAAGACGATCACGGGGATTCCCATAGCCCTGAATGGCCCAATGTGATTTCGGATCTCTTGCTGCTGAGCCATGTAATCCCGCTGACACACATCAAAAAAGACAGCATCGGGACGACAACCACGCAAATTATCCAGACGAGAGAGGGAGGCCCAGCGGACATTGTTATGCCCGTGCTCTCTCCGGCCCATATATACCTGATCAAAGGTATTCTTGACTACGCAGAACTCCATCTCAGGGTGGTTCTCAGTGAATTGATGGATCGAATGGGAATGCCCCTGACGACGCCCAAAGGACGCCTTGAGGATGCCGTTCTCCATGTAAACCAGACCGGTGTCACTACTGAGGGTCCCACCTTCTATATACACCTCGTAGCACCTCTGGAGTACGTCAGTAGCGTAATCCTTTGGCTCCCACCTCATGGCTCCAACAAGACCCCATCGGGAGATGATCATGACTTCCTCCTGAAAATCTCAATACCCTTCCCGGATTTAAGGCTTTTCAGGAGATCGACCGGATTGAGGGGCGGTGTGGTAAACGGAGGTGCCACCTTCTCACTGAGGCCTGAAATCTCACCACGAACCTTCCCAACGAAATCGGCCATCTTATCGAGGGTGTTAGATACCGCCGTCCTAGCCATGTAATCCAGACGCTTCTGGGCCTTTACCCGAAGTCGATCCTCTTTGGCCTTCTCTTCGAGGAAGTTCCAGTCAAGTGTATCCTCGTGGAGCGCTTTGCCATCTAGCTCTGAGATGATGCTATCCCGGACAGCATCCTTTAGCTCCTGAGGAAGGTCTTCCCAGAATTCATCACTCCCCATATCCATATCCTCTCCCGGTGAAAAAGGAGGTAAAGGAGGGACAGATCTCGAACCTGTCTCGTACATCTCCGCTACCTGAGGATTGTCCCATGCAGGAGTCGACACTTTGTGTACCGCTACTGTATCGGCATTGATGATCTTGTACTTTCGATCTTCCATAACTTACTCCAATCAACTATTGATATTCTCCCACACCGGAGTGCGGCCTCGTTCCTCAATCCCGTCAGGGGAGGAATCACTGTCTGTGATCTGAGGATACCGGGTTTCATCCGGGTCGTCCTCGTGATCCATTGTTCTCGTCTCAGGGAATGCCAAGCTATCTGTGCCCGTCACAGGCACAAGATGGCGAATGTCATTCTTGGCGAGAAGGTTCACATCGAAATGTTGTTGCAATACCGTGCCCCTGTTCGTAGGCATCGACACCGGACCAATCGAGTACCGGTCGCCATTGAGCTTGACGATAAAGTCCCTCTGAGACATAAGGGGCTGTGGTCCTGTCCATGTATTGTAGGTCTTTTCCTCGCCTCGACCTCTATCCGACTGGCGAATAGACCGTGCTCCGTCTGCGGGAGCCAGAAGGATCTCATACGGACCCTCATATCCCCCCTTCACCCCGGTGCCGAAGCACACCTCACATTGATTGTAGGGGTGAGGATCGTCAAAGCGGGCATAACACCCACATTGAACGCCTCGGTACTTGTGGATAAAGGCCTTGACCCTCTCCCCACCTTGATCAAGAATCCACCGGTTCCGCCTGATCGCATCCTTCCAGATGTAATCTAGCTTCTCTGTCTCGTGGATATGAACTGCGCTCGTCCAGTTGAGCGGAGTCTCTTTGAGTTGGCCGTCCCACTGATCGTACCCAACCGTTGTGATCCTGTAAAAGGTACGCTGGAATAGCTCGTTGGAGATCAGGTTCGTATTGTAAGAGTACGAGCACGTCACCACTGAGTTAGCGTGTGGCAGCACAGGATCATTTCGCTGATTGGTAGCAGCATCATATTCGTAGGCCGTCTGGAGCTGTACTTCACCGGTCTCACCATAGACACGAGCTGCTTTCACTTCCTGTCCATCAATTGTGACCGTCACGTCGTCTGCGCTGTTTGCAGTTACCTTAGGATCGCCCGGCTTGACCATCGGGTAGTTCTGGACCCGGAAGATCCAATCGCCGTTCTCGTCCCCTCTAGCGAGGAATCGAGTGGACACATTTTCATCCACCACGTCATCAATGGTCGTGGCATCCCTGTAGAAGGTTGCCCCGATCGGATTCTGGTTCAGACGAAAATAGGGTCCGTACTCAGAGTCGAAGGACCGGTACACATTGACCCCCAGAATATCGAAGCCGGAGTTATTGGGGATCGCTGCAGGATCATCCCAATACAGGTCAATAGCCTTCTGTTGCGAGGCAAAGGACCAGATGGCACTCGAATTCAAAGGAGGGAGCGGGTGCGTAGGGTTCTGGCGCTCCTTAGTTGTAGGCTTCCTGTCTTTAGGCACAATAAGGACGCACGCAAAAGAAAAGGGTACGGCTAGCTACCGTACCCTAAGTATAAGGAAATAACCGATGTTTAGGGGGTCAGAGCGTCTTTGAGGTCTCCAACCACACGCTCCATAAAGCGTGAGGCATCCTCGTCCTGCGAGCGCATCCAACCAAGAATGGCGGCACCTAGTTCAATCACGACACCGTTAGGGATACGAGAGAGCAGGTGATCTTGCCCCGTAATATCGCTAGGCCATTCATAGCGGTAGACGGTGTGGCCGGAACTCTCGGATACGAGAACCAACCTCTTACGCAGAAGGGACTGCATGAACTCTGTCGTGTTCCGGTACTCGTTATAGCGGCGGCGCTGGACCTTCTGCTCAGGCTTGGGGATTGGGAGGTAGTAAAAGGTGAAATCTGAATTCGACGACGGGTGATACTCAAACAATGCACTGTTTTTAGCCCACATAAACCCCTCCATATCTTAGGGTAGGTAGCACTGGTGGAACTTCAACGTACCTGTCGCATAAGTAGATCTTCGACCTTTAGGCCCTATAATAGTTGACTACCGTACCATCGGGGACTCTCTCCGGGGTACTCTTTAGAATTCTCTTCCCCTCTGAAAAGGATACAATCCGGGGCCGTCCTGAAAAGGATACGTCATGCTTCCAGATCACTTCCTCAGGGTAGCCAATATCGGGCTCATTGGTGGTGCTAAACACAATAGCTACCAGATCCTCTTTGCCCTTGAGGTGGGAAAACTGAACGCCCGAAGTGAGCCTCCCCCAGATAGCGGAGACTGCCTGTACGCCCTCGATACCCGAACTTCTTGTAGGGAGGGTTCGCTAGGAGAGCGCCTGAATCGAGGATTTCCTGTGCCCGGCTCTCGTACGTGAAGTGTACGAAACGGTCCTTCGTCACGTTCATCATATAGGAGGGGCCTCCATAGAAGGACTCTTCCCCCGTGTCTTGGAGGACCTTGGCTAGGAAGTGGCGGGCAACTTGGGCGGCAATACGATCCGACATTTAGACACCTACGAATTTGCGAGGGGTGAGGACGCCCTTTCCAGTAGACGGTCCAAAGCTGGATCGCACACCAAGGCCATAACGGCTCTGCTTTAGACCTCGCATGATCTTATGTGTACGGGTCTTCTGATCCATCATCTTGTCGAAGCGGCCCTCTGCGTTTTGCTTGATGGACTCGTACTTAGACGACTTCTCGATGGAGAGCGAGATCCCTCCGATGCTGTAGTCAAATTCGTCGGCAATCCAGTTGAGGCTCAGAGCAATACAAGCGTGGATGGTAGCACCGGTTAAGATCCACGGAATCCAGTTCCGCTTCCCCTTGACCATATCGTCAAGGCCGTGGAAATGTGTCTCTGGAGGGCTAGCGTTGATTGAGAAGACAGCCTGCTCCATGTACTCAAACAGCTCTTCGTCCTCCCAGATGTACGCAAAGACCCGGTTGAACTCGTTGACTGTCCCGGAGCTGGTGGGGGGCCGGAAGTGATAGTGTTTGTCCGGGTTGTTGTCCCTGAGCAGCGTACGGAACCTCTTAATCATGTTCGCCTGCGTAGGCGTCCAGAGCTGGGCTTGAAGCTGGGACTCATTGACTACCTCGAACTCCTGCATCACCTCATAGGAGGGATCACCGGCTTGTTCTTGGAGAGTCCAGCGAATCCTGTAGAGGCCGTAGGCGGCATTCTCCGGGACTTGGAAGTGGGCGTGGTAATGACCCAGCTCGATGCGTACAGGGGACCTCTGAGCGGGTCCTATGAGGACTTCGGAGCCCGTTGTCACATCGTACAGGGCGTACGTGATGGAGTGGGGGTCAATAGGAGAGCCCCCGGAATCAATGATTTCAATATCTAGGTCGTCAGGCTCAGTAATCGAACCACGTGTCAATTCCAGAGGCATGGGGTGCTCCTATGTGGGAAGAGGGGTTATTCGCTAAGGTCTACGAAGAAGGACCATTCGACCCCTCCAGTCACAGACTTGACGTAACCACCATAACCCAGAACATCTCTGAGGATGCTTTCTACCTTCCGCTTCTCCAGAGGTTCCGATCTGAAGGTGATCTCCATCTGAGGCCGCTCGTAAGCATTTACCCAGACGCTCTTATTACTCACCTCGAAGCCGTACTTATCTAGTTGGTGGGCCGCCTTCTTTACAAGCCTCACCAAATCCTTACGCATATCCTCAAGATGGCTTTGCTCAATAGAGCGAGCCTCGTCAAAGAAATCCACAGGAGCGGCTGCCTTCGCTAGGTCTGCTAGAATAGGACGGATATGAGGACGGAGATCCGTATTGGAGGTACCTAGCTTGACCAGTTGATCTTTGAGGTTAGACATTGCAGCCACCTAAGTTAGCGAGAGTACATCTCATTACGCACCTTCTCTACATACTCAGAAGGATGCCCGTGTTCTTTGGTGAACTTCTCTTCGGCCTCAAATAGCTCACGGAAGAGCTTCATGGAAACCTTCTCTACTGCCCCCTTAACCTCTTTGACCTTCTTGAGAACTTCCTCTGCATCATTCTTGCCGCCCTTCTCTACGTAAGATGATGCGAAGTTATAGCTCTTGGCTGCCTCTTGGAGATCGTGTTCCAGATCATGAAGCATATCCCAATACTTGTCCAAAACCGAGCCTACAGGGCCGTCACCAAGGCGGGCCTTACGTCCTCCAGCCTCTTTGAGTTCTGCGAGGATAGGACGAATATGAGGGCGAAGGCTCTTATTATCCGAGCCCAGCTTGATCAGTTGCTCTTTCAGGTTGCTCATAAGGTTCTCCAAGTACAGCTCAATCTTCACCGGGGACTTCGCCCGGCTCTACGAAATGGGCTTCTGCCCCTATCTGCTTGTCAACCGCTCGCCAGTTCGTCTTGCGAGCCTCTTCGTACCACCGCTCTTCATCAAAGGGCACCTGATTGACCAGATCCCTGAGTGTCTTCTTTTTGTCGTCTTGGTCGGACATAGCAGATCAAAGGTGGCAGAGACGTTTGAGATTGCGAATCTCATTAGCGTGACGGAGGGCCGACACGTTGGCCGTACCTGAGAAGTAACCGTCTCTAAGCTCCCGCATGTTCTCCGGGTTCTCGAATACGAAATACGTCTTCCGGCCCACTTTGGCCGACTTGAGGAACGGAATGCCCGTCGCCTTCAAGAAGGCAGCAAAGTAGAGGTCACACGTGCGAAAATCTTTACGTACTGACATTCAACTCCCATAGATTTAGACTTCTCTCAGAATCTTCATACGCGGGGCCTTCGATTCCCGCATCACAGCCTCGAAGTATGCCATAGGGGCATCCGAGTTGCGCTCAGCCATTTTCAGGGCCTTCTTAAAGTCACGCTTCAAGACTTCCCAGATCTGAGGCTCCGCAGAAGCTGTCAGAAGATGCTGGCGGCCACCTTCGCTCGACACCATGATCTTGTCGTGAGTGAGGTGAACCTCTACAATCCCATCTTCCCCGTACTCAGGGACCACATCAATGGCCCATGTGGAAGAGGTGCTATTCCCTCTTGAACCGGAAATCACATTCCCAAAGATCTTGCGAAGGTCCTTCTCCATTTCAGAGGGCATGATGCTATACTGAGCCACCTTGAGGGAGCGCAGGATAGGCTTGATATGCTCACGGAGTTGGGGGTGGGCGTTGCCCAGCTTGATCAGGTCATCTTTCACGGTGTGTTCCTTCGTGGCTTGACGACCTTGCTGGTCGTACTGAGCGGCAATACCCTTGGCAAGGTGTTCAAAGAAGTGGTGGAGATCACCATTTTTGAAGTCGATTTTGCGAATGACGTCTTTGATCTGTTCCCGCTCACGGCCCCGCGTCAAGGCAATATGCTCCAACACTACACCTGTAGGAATCGAGTGGTCATTCTCTGGTCCACTAACGTGATACACCTTCTCCCGGAGATTCTTCTCACGGAAAAAGGTGTCCAGATATTTATCCCTAAACTTGGGGACTTGCATGGCAACTCGATCACTCATATCTTCCTCTTCTTCGGTGTGACCACGAGGGAGTGCCGGGCACCAAGAGGGTTGATCCTCCGGTGGCCCGTGACACTCCCCGTAGTCAGGTCGGGTACGTAAGGGGTTCTTCATGGATTACAGGCTGAAGAGGGCGTCACCAGCGTCGGTGAATACCTTGATCCATCCCAGATCCACGAGGCCCTTGAGGACACCACCGTTGAAGGAAAGGAGGAAGTGCCCCGTCTCGACGAACGAGTACGAAACATGATCCTGCAGAGACTCACCAAGACCTCCAACAGCAGCAGGGGTCCCACCAACAGCAGTAGCGACCGTGCCCACCTTATTGACGAGAGTAGTGGTAGAAATATCATCAGCCCCTACCGTATCGGCAATGAATGTCTCAACATGGCTGTCTTGAACAGCCGTTCCACCTGACACAGCACCTTGAAGGGTTTCTTTCAGGGCATCTTTGTCGATGGGATTGATATACCGCTCCTGTCCCGGAGGGTTGATCGTGTGCTCACGAAGGCTCTGCTTCTTGTCCAGATCGGAAAGAAGTACTTTCTCGAAAGGGGTTCCTACTACGCTAATTCTAGCCATTGGTTTTCTCCTGTTTAATTAGAAGGGTCTAAGTGACCCATGCGTTCTAAACGCGCCAAATCCTCGAAGACCTTGCCTACCAACTCGAATACTAATCCGATCTGCTGGAAGAACTCAGCCTGATTATACAATCGGTTCCTTCTGATCTGCCCATAAGCCACTTGAAGTTCCTTCTGGTACTTCATCAAGCGACCCGATGTTGGCAGGCCATCCAGTGGTAACTCCAAAACCTCAGACACAAACTCCGTCACGACTTCCAAAAGCGTCGACACGACGTTGGTATCGACCAGCCGCCTTGGCCGCCAGTCGATACCGTGGAACTCCGCACGATGCTGTGCGAGAGCGCCTCGTAGTGTTTGAGCTTGTTCCGCATCCATCAATTACCCAGAGGGTTAGATTAGACTTCGGTCACGGGGAAGAAGGTGTCGGATGCCTTGTCGTTAGCAACCACAATCACCGTCTCAATATCACCTGATGCCGAACCATAAGGGTTCGCAGCTCCTGTGATTGTAATCTCAGTGTCCGTAACCGTCACGCCCGCAGTATCTTCTGAGAGGGGGACCGGCGTGTTAGCACCCGTATTACCTACGATAATAGCGGTGGTTGAGGGATCGTACGAGGTGAAATTGGTTCCAGTGATGACGATAGATCCATCATCAGCGGTACCCACACCATCGTCAGCTCCAGCAGTAGTATCAAACGTAGCTGCTGTGATCGTAGGCTTATCGAGAGCACCAGTAGGGATCTCAGTTACCGAAAGGAAACCGTTATCCTCTAGGCCCTTGATAACACCCCTATCAGCCGACAGGCGAACCTTGTCGCTGGGAGCTAGGTCAATGTACCCGGCCTTGGTACGGTCAATTTTGACCATATTATCACTGCCGAAGTAAGTGCGGTGCACCGGGACGTAGACCGGCTGCTTACGAGATAGACCGTGCTCCTCATTTGGGAGCCCGGAATCAATGTCTGTGATCAGCAAAGGACCTTTAACGTCCCCCTGCTGGTGAACCAATCGAATGAGCATAGAAGCCTCCACGGGTTTGAGTAGAACTCTCTGAGAGAGAATATTAAAACTTTAACGACCAGCCATCTTATAGAGAGGAGTTCGTAGCGAGAACCATGTATACCTCTGTGGCCGTAGTCCCACCCACTGCTCTCATATCCAACTGAGACACATTCAGGCGGTTATCCCCGAAACTGCTGGAAGGGGAAACCGTAAGCTCTGCGGAACCGGCACCAAAAGACACCTTCAAGTCGTTGGTTGTCCCCGTGTTCTTGATCGTCATATCGACGATGTAACGGGGCAGTTGAATCTCCAACCTATCATCATAGGACGCTCCCTGAGGTGTGTTACCGTTAAGCAGGAGGACCGCTCGTGGTTGGATCAACTGTTGCGAGGTGAGCAGGATCTGGATAGGTCCATCCTCGATCTCTACTCCATCAACCACTGTAGACAGCTTGTAGAAGAGAACGTCCTCGTCTACCAGAGCATAGTCAGCCGGGTCGAAGAGAAATCTAGTTCGCCCACGCAACTGATTGGCGCTCACTTGGTTGGCTACCAGCATCTCAGACGGTCGGAAACGTGTAGACCTCTTCCCCTTGACAAAGGAGATCGTCTCCATATCTGTGAAGGTACCATCCCAATTGGCGGCGTTCTTGAACTTGTAAGACGCCGGGAGGATCTCCTTCACGGAAATCTCACCATCATCGTCCGTAGTGCTGGCCTCGTACTCGAAGTTCTGGTTGGTGATCCCAGCCGGGCTCTGGTTGTACTTGTCGTACCGAATCAGGATCTCGCCAGTGGCTGCCCCATCAAAAGCTGTGATAGGTTCCGACGCTGCGTTGATCTGATCCTTGAGTCCAGTCGCCAGAGTCCCTGAATCGTCTGCACCAGAAGCGGGGTCTGTCTCCACGAACGTAAGGTCGCCTAGAATCAGCGTGTAGTCTCCTGTACTCCCAATCCCGTCAGCTACGGAGACCTTGAGCCAGAAGTGGTCCTCGATCAGCATATCAACGAGGTTGGTTTTTCTGCGGTAGATATAGGCCATGATCACTTACCCTCTTGGATCTTTTCACGTTGTACAAGAGGCTCGTAGCTAGCTGTCTGCTTGCCGTCATCACGAGCGGCCTCTTGAGCTTCCTTCCAGCTATCAGCCTCTTGCCCTTTGTAGTTAGGCTTGAGCGTAGGCCTGATATGGTTTTTGTCCTGCCGCTGTGCCATATACTTCGAGCGGTTCTTCCGGTACTTCTTCTCTTTGTAGTTCTTGTCGGCCCACGCATCGCCCTTGAAGCAAAACTGGACGCCTGCCGTGCTGAACTGATAGTCTGCGGTGGCCTCACATGCCTTACATTCGACTCCAGCCTCCTTAGCCTTCTCGAACTCAGGGATGCTAAGGTCATTCGTCTGGACGTGATCACATGCGCTACATACAAATTCGTACTTCATTTTAACTTCCTTTGTTTTTGAGGCGCTTCATGTACCTCGCACAGACCTTCCGAGCTGCGGTAAGAGTCTCTGGAGAGAACACGCCTTGATGATGTTCAACTACTTCTCTCTGGAGGTAGGGGCCGAAATATTCATCCGACACCGCCTCTTCTGCTAATGCCTCTGCCCGGTCACGACATTCAATCGCTAGCTGGGAGATTGCTTCTGCTTCGGCCTTGAGCTTGTAATAGCGCATAGCCGCTTCGTAAAGCTCTTCCTCTTCGCACCCTAGCTCTGCGAGCAGGATGGGGAGGTCCTCACACCTTGCAAGTAGACCTTCCAGAACACCTTCGGCCTTTGCCACTAGCTCTCCCGTCATACGGAAGTTGCGAGCCAGCTCAAAGACCTTGTTAGCGAACGGGCTGATTCCAGATTTCTTGTCCATCACAGGCTCCTAATCAGTAGTCAATATAGACTTTCTTAGCTTCCTGTAATGCCCGATAGACGTGCTTGCACACGTAATTGTTGCCTTCTGGATCTCTGATATTGGGCTTGCCTAGTGTACCACGAGGGTGATCCTCTGCATAGAGGTAGTCACCCTTCTTAGCGTGGTGTTCACACCCACCGTACCTCCAGTGACGACAAGAGCAGGATAGGTAGACGTCTTTAGCCTCCCACACCTTCTTCTCACTACCGTCTGCCGGAACCGCACGAATCTTCACGGTATACTCGCCATTGCCTGTCGTAGCTTTGTACGTCAGGGTATTGGACACTTGGTTATTGTCAACCGATAGGAGCTGGACGTCTGAGGCCCTGCTCTTAATCTTGCTGTCAATACCACTAATGATCTCCTCTACCCGCTTGGCGTTCTTAATGCGAGCGAGAGAAAGCCGAACCGGCTGATACTTGAGCCGGTATCGGGCAATCACTTCATGTACCAAATGCTCAGCATTCACGGTACAACGTCCTCGTCCATCTCTGGTCGCGTATAGGAAGGTGATAGATCCGACCAGTCTGTTTCAGAAGGGCCGGGAACCTCTGTGGTCCTAGCAGGCTTGTCTTCATCGTCAGAGGGGCCTTTGTGGTCCCTGTAGGTCGGAAAGCCTTCTAGCTCCTCTACGTCAATAGAGGCGCTCTTGAACGCCTTGTCGAGTTCCTTTCGGATAGCAGGTTTTAGATCGTCTGCAGCTCCCGTGAGGGAGATCTTCTCGACAAGGTACGTGAGGATTGAGAGGTTTTCCCGGAGGCTTTCAAGCGAGGCCTCGTAGAGGAAGATCATATCGCCTCCCTCTTTGTAGACCTCTTCCTTATACGGGGACTCTTCAATGAGGTTCTTTGCTCTCTCTGTAAGCGTCTCTAGCTTGGAGAGGTTGAGCCTCGACTCAGAGACCGCACTCTGGAGGTGATCGCTCAGGATACGAGATAGATACTTTTTGGCGACTCTCCGGTGCATGTGCAAACCTTGTAGGCGGGGCTCCCCATAAGATCGAGGAGCCCCTAGCGTGAGGATTAGCCCAGCTCCATCTCAGGGAACTGCTTGGCAATGTGCTTCTTCATAGCATCCGACTCGACGGCGTACACGGCGCAAACGTACAGCGGGCGTCCATCGTCATTGAGAGTCTTGAGCTTCGTCTTCCAGTGCTGCTCGAAGTCCCAATCGAAGCTAGGCATCATCTGACGAGCCATCTTGAGGCGAGCCTCTTTGTCCTGCACGTCAAAGTCAGACGCCGTGGACTCCTGTCCGGTGGCCTGCTGCTCATTGGTCGATCCTACGACCGGAGCATCCTGTCCGTCCCAAATACCTTCGGCATATTCGCTCGAAGCCTGTTTGGTGGTACCCGTTCCAACTTGGCCTTCCGCCGTATTGAACTGGATGCCTTCACGGACCTGCTTCTTCGGCTGCTGGGAAGCGAGCTGCTTCTTGAGATCAGCGATCTCTCGCTCCATCTTCTGGTTCTCCAGCGCCTGAAACTGAGCCAGCTTGTCGTGACGCTCTGTGCCTTTCTCCATCTGCTGAATAGCATTCTGGCTCAGGCGGTCGACGGACACCGACTCTTCCATAGCCGCTTTACCGGCCTTGGTCTTGAACTGTACGCCCTTGACCGCATCGCCACCTTGGCTCTGGACCTCGTGCCTACTGTTCTTGAACGCCTCGATCGTGTTGACCTCACGCTCTTCATCAGCAACCATCGTGGTGCTGGCAATAGTAGATTCTCCGTCTTCATCAGTCGGGTGGCGCATCTCGATGCCTGCCGACTGCGGTTTGAAATCAGCCTCACCGCCGAGCCCTAGCTCTTCTTTGGAGACGAGCCACCGCGACTTGATAGCTGATCCTAGCTTCGGGAAGTTATACTCCCGACCGTCAATCACAGCGGTAGATCCGTCATAACTGACGACGGTACCCTTCGGGACAACGAGGTTGTCCTCTTTGTTCTGGCCGATGTTGAACTTCGTCGACGCAATGTACTCAGTGTAATTATTGCCCATACCTTATCTCCTTCTTCAACTCATGAAAGGGTTACATGCTTCTTCGCACCCTACATATCCTATAAAAACATTACCGCCCGGAGGGGTAGAAATCTCAGGACGGTAAGTAAGTTTCAGTCAGCTTTTTGAGGGATGGAGCTATCAGCGAATGAGCATTTCGCAGTTCCAGAGGCCCGTAGCTACAGCTTCGTAACCAAGAGCTTGGCTGACACGAGCCAACTGGTCAATGCAGTCAGCGGCGTGGAAAGGTACATCGGTATGATCACCGGAGAGCATAGACTCTTGGAATTTCTCACACGGGTCGGCCAAGTTACGAGCCTCTATCATGGCCTTGAGCCAACTGATAGCTACCTGCTCCGTATCTCGCATGAGCAATAGAAGGGCCTGCCTCACAAGAGAGGCCGCATCGTAGTAGGCGGCGTGGTCTAGGTAGGTAGCCAGCGAGTGGGACCCGAAGGTAAAGAGCGCCCACCTCACATCATCGGAGTCAGGCATGGTATCAGAGATCACGTAGCTCATACCCAGAGCATCTTCCCGTAGGTCAATGTCTTTGGCTGCCGCCACTTTCATCTCGTACTCTTCTAGATCCTCAGGGGGTGTCGAAGCTACTTTAGCTGTTAGGATACCCATCTCTGCGCTTCCTCCGTCAAAGGGACGTACTACTCGCTTCGCCTTGAGGAAGTCCCCTTTAAGGAACTCGATCCACGAGAAAACTTGAGGAGGGCTCGACAGGTCATCCTGCTTGAAGCCCTCCTGCGTGAATTTGCTATGCTTCATTCCGATAGCACTAATGAAGCCTGCATTCAGCGTGATCTCTACTTCGTCGAGTTCGCCCGGAACTACCCGGACGTCGATATAGAACCGTGGAGCCATCGGCTCCGTAGAGTCCTTCTGCACAATGAACTTCATCTGCACATTGTACTGGACTCCCGTACCTCGCTCCAGCTCTGCTACCTCAAAGTCTACCTTACGACCGGTCGCTTGATACAAGTAGGTCTCGTACTCACGACGGGCTCGCCTTAGCTGGCTACATAGCCGGGTAGCCTGCGTCTTGAGCCTGTTCATGCGTTTACGTGCTTTGCCCGTAAGATTAGCCGTCAAGCTAGCCTTGCGTACAAACCCATCCAGCTCCCCCCGAAGCTGGGGATGGGAGTAAGCAAATTTTGCAAGTGCGTCGTGGTTACGAGACATACTTAGCCTTATCGGAGGAGATTCTCCAGCTCACGATCAAGACCGCTTGGACGAGAGCGTACAAGGCCCAAGTAGTAGACGGTACCCTTGACCGGGTTAACCGCCGTGTAGCGACCGGACCTTTGCTGTGACAGCATCGAGAAGTAAAGCTGGCCCTGCTTGTTGACCGAGACGCCTTTCGCCGGACCAGAGTGGTACCGGAGGGAGCGGAACTCGTCTTCGAGGGCCTTGTCTTTGTACTGCTGAGCCTGCTGGAGCTGCTCAATTGTGGGAACAGCGCTGGGGTCCTTAGCGTACACGACCTCAATCATCGCACCCTTGCCCGTCTTGGGAGTATACAGACCGGAGCCACGCTTCTTCTGTCCACGAGGGATCTTGAGCATCTGGCCGCTATCGAGGCGCACCAAGATAGCACCGTACTTGCTGCCACCCTCAGGTGCTAGATCACGGTCTTCCTTCTCCGTCTTCTCGACGGTACCAGTCTTGCCGGAGTAGTCTTGAATGACAGGAAGGATCAGCTCGTCTTTGCACTTGGAAGGAACCATCTCGATACGATCGCCCTGAGCCCACCTGTGCTTGCCCGGCTGTTTGGCTTCCCACCCCATGTTGGCCTTGAAGAAGTCAGAAACTTCCTTCTCCGAGTACGCATCCCTACGAGCGAGCGCCCAGCGAATAAGTGTCTCCGTCTCTTCGTTGATAGCGGTCTTCTCAAAGACCGATGCCGAACGATACCGCTGGTGGAGAAACTTGATAACTTCGTGAACGTCGTCAACGAGATCTACATTGTCTCCAGCTTCTTAAAGTAGCTGGTTGATAATTTTACCGGACATAGGGTTCTCCTAGATGGGGGTTAGACTCCCTGAGGATATTCGGGGAGTTTTTGCTTTAGTAGGTACAGGTGGGTTTCGTGAGTCGAGGCCAGAGACATAATGAAGTCGTCCATCCCCAGAGTGAGGGTGCCCGCATCGGAGAGGAAGTTATAAAGGACCTCCAGAAAGGCCTCCAGTGACTCCTCCTCCGACGTACCAACATCAACGAGCTTTCGGAGGTCTTCCTCCAGCTCTACATTTCCATTGGCAAACTGAGACAGGCGATCAGAGCTGTCCATTCGTACTCTCCGATGAAGCAGGGTATAGACTCACGTAAACCAAACAATAGCTACCCCCGTGATACACAAATAGATTATCAACGCCCCCTACGTAGATTTCTTTTGACGGCTAGGTCCTGTTAGGGTATACACTAGTGCAAGAGGGACAAACACAACAAAGAGAGGACACGATGGATACACTCCGATTTTTCGTTGGCAAGACCTACCGCCGTCTGGTCGATCCTACGGACCCCCAAGACCGTCTGATGCGTATTTTTCATATCGTCGCACATGACGAGGCCGATGATAGCGTCGAGTTCGTTCACTACTACGAGTTTCAGTACGAACCGGACGCTGACGAGTTTCTGGAGAAGGTCGAAGCTGCTGAGGGGCTCGATAGAGAGCATCTGGAGACGTCAGAGCATTGGGAGCAGGGTCCCCGTGATACCCGTACCTCCGAAGAACGCTTCATTGACGAATGCCACCGGGAAATGAGAGAAGTACACAATCGCCTACGAGTCTACTGAGGAACCAATATGAAGATTGTCATTTTCAATGAGAAGCACGGGGATACCCCCTTCGTCATCCGTGATGAAGAGGACTGGTACCGTATCTGTATGCAGGTGTTCCGTGATAGGGACTCTGCTGGCTGGTACTACGAGCCGTCACTAGAGAAGCCGGAAGAGCCGGAGAAGCCTGACCCGATGCCTGAGTGGGCTGAAAAGGAATACGACAACCAGATGCGGCGGTACAGAAATAGGCTCCGCAGTTGGGAAAACGAAATGACGGACTGGCGTCGGGTTGAGAAAGCCCGTGAAGGTAGCCTCGAAGCTGCCGTGGCCCTAATCGAGGGGCGACGGGATGGTGAGTACGAAGGCTTCGAGTTCTACGATGCCGTCGAGCCTGACGAGAGCATCCCACACTGGAAGTACAAGGGCTCTGAGCAACTGGCCGCCTGTACTGAGGCTCTGGAGACTCTCCTAGCCAACCCCGAGAAGGATGCCCTGAACCTCGAAGGCCTCCGGGGGATCGTCGAGAAGGTCGAGAAGACGTCGGAGGTCCCGACCCATACCGGAACCAATGAAGAGTTCCGAGGCTTTCAGAGAACCAATCGGTTCCTCGCTAAGAGAGCACTGAAACGTGCTGCTAGGGAGCTGGAAAATGGACAGAAAGAGGACGCTCTCAAAACGGCTGAGCGTATCCTGAATAGGATCGAGAAGCGAGGAGACGAGTAATGGGATACACAGTGTCCGTATCTACCAAGAGCCAGAAGGCTAAGCGGGAGATGCTCGCCTTCATGGAAGAGAACTTCCGACCTGCCTCTGACCTCTGGGAGGAGGTGGAGGATAGGCAAGACTGTACGGTTAACGGCCTACGTACTGATGAGGGGCTCGCCTATGATAGGGGGTCGTCCAAGCTGGGCTTCAACTACAATACCGGGAGTATGAGCCGGTACTACGCCTTCATGGTCTGTAGGTGGATCGCCTTGAAGGTGGGGCGAATCCGAAGGTTCAAAAAGTTCGGCCTTCCTGAGACGTCTGTACCCTACATCGTGTATGACGGCTACGAGTCAATCCCTGTGCTCCCACGATCCAAGTGGGAGGGGAAGATCGAAGAAGATGGCTTCTCGTTCTGTGACGACTACGGAACCAAGCCCCACTATGAGTACAAAAGGTTCCGACAAGCCGTAGAGAACGGCTGGTACGATGATGTACCTGAGGATCGTCGAGAGGAGTTGGAAGCCTTTGGAGAGGCTCTGAGGACAGCGCAAGAGGTTGTACGTCAAGAGTTTCAGAGACTCGATGAACTCTGGGAGGCACGCAGTGAGTAAGTTAGGAACCGCCGTAGGAAATCGGTACAAAGGGGTCAAGCTCATTCTCAAGAAGAAGGAAGAGACACCCCAAGAGTCCGAAGAGACGTGCGAGGCATCCCCTAAGCCCAAGCCTTGTCCCGGCTGTGATGGTAAGGGGAAGTATGTGGGATTCCGGTGGATAGAGGACCCGTGCGAACAATGTGGAGGAAGCGGTGAGTTCCACGGAGAGAAGGCCTTCTGGACTCCCGTAGTAAAGTCCACCTATACCGGAGACAATGGCATCCTCGACTGGCTCAGGGACGTGTACCACCATGCCAGTGAGAACGTGGGCTGTACCATCGTCTCTGAATATATGGCAAAGGAACGTATCTTCCGATTCCGCACAGAGGATAGTAGATACGAGTGGCGTCTCGACCCCCGAAAGGTCACTAAGAACAACCTACCCAAACCCCTTCGTGGTATCCTCAACAGTGCCCAGAAGCGCGTGTTTATGGCCGCCTGCTTCACCCACGACGATGTACCGGAAGACATAAAGAGGCACCTGTAACGCAAAAAGCCCCTCCCGGCATTGTAGCTAGGAGGGGCTTTTTAATGGGGAGTGCTCGATCAATCCGAGGGAGGGAAGCCGTCGTGCTCGTCGTACTCCTCTACCGAGCAGCGGTTCTTCTCCACAAGCTCGTACTCCACAACGTCACAGTCACGGTTGCTATGGCCTTTACCACGGCTCCTAAGGTGGTTCTTGAGTGGGCCGGAACCTGAAAAGACCATTCCGTTTCTAGCGTAGCCGATCCTCTTGGACGCATACTCACCCTTAGGCGTCTCCACCTTGTAGACGGTCATCCCCGTGAAGCCTCCGATCTCTTCTTTGAGGCCTTCCTTACGGAGACGGCGGTCTTCAGCGTAGTCCGCATTGTACTGGTCGCTATCCGTCCAGTCTTTGTTGTGAGCACAGTTGGGGCACCACGTAGCACCGCTATCGTAGTAGACGTACCCTTCAATGTCGTAGCAGTGCTCACAGTAGATACGTCCATCATCACTCAGACGGCGATAGACGGGTTCTCCGTAATTTTCAGCTACTACTTGATCTTCTTGATCTGCCATTATTCGTTCTCCATTTTCCAGTTCATGTGTGGTACGTACCTTACGGAAGGACCACGGGTGTAGTCAAGGCTTATTGATCGAAGAAACTTAGCAGGTTCTCCGAGACTTTCCCATAGACCCGCCAGAGCTTATGGGGGAAGCCGTTTCTCTCCAAAAAGAACTCCTCGTCAAGGCACTTGTGCAGCGTCTTGAGTACCACGGGGCCGAAGTAACCCACGTGCTCTTCAGGAGAGGCTGTATTCATAAATGAAATGTCGTGGTCCAACCGGAAGCTCTTCTCTGCCGGGAGGATCACCCGTGTCACGTCCCCATCAAAATGGACTAAGAAGGGTACCTCGAAGTGCTGTGGCACTCCCTGAATTTCCCCCAAATGTAGGTTCAAGCGGAAGATACCCACATCGGAGCGGACGTGCCGGGGAGAGAACCTATCCTTTTTGACAGTCACCTCTTCATCCTCGAAGGCCTTTCTCACTTCGGAGAGGGTCGCATCGTGGATGGTCAGGAGCGCCTCTTTACGGTCCTGCAACGTCTGGTTCAGGTTGGTGATCTTCTCTGCTATCTTCACGCTAGGCCCCTCTCTTTCGCTTCCTCTAGGTTTTTTGGCAAGGGAACATAGGACTTGACCCGTCTCAAAACTTCCTCTGGATTGTCGGGGTCCACCCCTACAATGGTAGAGATCTCTTCGTAGGCCAGTCTCTTTGCCTTCCTGAGAGCAGGCTTCTCAATCTCTGCAAGCTCGCACACCTTGTCGGAGAGAGGCTCGCCTGCCTGCTTGAACACGCCCTGTAGGACGCCCTTTAGATCCGATCCTGTAACAGGGCGTGCGGATTGCCCCCCTTCCCTACTTTCGATGTTCCACCAGTACGTGGCTTGGTATCCACCATCTGCCTTGCGGACTCTCACAGACTCCATACGCCCATCGAAGAACGTCTCGCAGGAGTTGTAGTCCTCGTACCATTCGAGCCCTGTGAGGTCCTCTAAGCGCTCGTGAAGGGTCATCCCAATGATACCCGCATCCACGCACTTCTCTAGGAGGCCTCGACCCTCGATGATCTCCATCAAGTCGGAGTCTTTTATCTTTCGGAGGATCTTGAGAGTCTCCTTACGAGCCTCCCCTGTAAGCTCCGGGTGTACGGCGAGCTTGATGATTGCTTCTCTGTCTTTGATTTCCATTTCGTTACTCCACGAGTAATGTCTTACGGAGGTACAGAAAAGCCCCCGGCTAGTTTCTAACCGAGGGCCAAGTGAGAGGGTCTACCCACATTATCAGACGCCTTTGCTGTGGAGAGCCTCTTCGAGATCACCAATCTTATCCGCAAGCCTGTTGGCTTCCTTCGACAGGCTCTTTGCCTCACGCACCTCTTGAGAGTCTACATTAGGGTTCGACGCCAGCGAGTTGAGACGGAACGCCGCCTTTTCTGCAAGCTCTGCTGCATACAAAGCTAGGTCGGCAGCACGGTCCGGGATGAAGCCTACGTCCATGATCTTGCTGGGCGTGTAGGCATCCTTTTTCAGTTCAGCCAGAATAGGGCGAATCTGAGGGCGTAGGTCTTTACGAGACGCACCCAGCTTGATTAGTTCATCCTTTAGAGACATTGGGGACTCCATCATATAAGATAGGATCTACAGGGATCTAAACACACTTAACGTGGAGTACAAAGGGATTACCCACGTAACACACCAAGGCATAAAAAATCCCCTCCCAGCCGGAGCTAGGAGGGGTCGGTGTGGGGCCTTAGAAGGCCCCTAGACCGGATCGGTCAGCTTATCGCTGGACAACCAAGCGGACGAGTCCACGAGGGTTGAAAGCACCGATACCGAGGTTCTCGAATACCGAGAAACCGATCGTGCGAGCACGAGGGTTGTCTGCGGAGAGAACGGTCAGCTCAGTGCGGACCGGGATGCGACCGAACATTTCAGGCTCGCAAGCGACATATACGAAACCAGCCGGAACCTGACGGCTCAGAATGATCTGAGCGCCCCAAAGAGTGGCCTGAAGACCAGTCTTGAGCAGGGTAGCCTGAGTTTCAATGTCGAGGATCTCACGGCCAAACTTACGAATGTCCGCGTAATCCTTGGCGTTCATGTAGACACGAGCGACACGGAGATCATGCTTCTCAATTTCAGCAAAGGCGTCTGCGAGGACAGCCGAGCTGATCGGAGCGATCACCTGAATGTCAGGGTTGACCTGACCGGGGATCGAATCGAATCCGTTGGTTGCAACCGAATCGAGAACGGCGAATACACGCTCGTCCTCAGCCGCTTGGATGGTGGTCTTCGCAAGCTGCTGGCTACGCTCAATGAGGTCGAAGCGACGCTCTTTGATCTGCGTGATCGGGATCTCCGGGTTCGATGCAATCTCGAACAGCGGGAAAATCACACGACGCGGCTTGGTGACAGCGAGAATGTTCTCGCCTTCTTCACCAACGACGTAAGCAGTTACGTCGGGGTCCTTGTCGTAGATCGGAAGTGCTCCATCAGGCAACTGCTCGACCATGAAGGTACGGCGGCCAACTGCGGAATAGTCACGACGACTACGGAGGGGCTGGATCATCGAAGCAGCCAATCGAGCACGCCCAGAGGCGGTCTTGATGTGGCGACTGATCAGCTCCTGCTTAGTCGCATTATCTAGTTGAGTGTTTTCAGGCATTTCAAAAGCCTCCTGTTTAATTGATCACTGAGGAACTATCTCTTGCGAGACAGCCACTCTTAGATGCGTTGGTCGATTACAAGCTCAGCGTGCACCGAATCCGGCACGACCTTGACGACACCAATCATTGTCGGTGCGGCCTGACTACCGCCAGCGGCAGCCATTTCAAAGGCGTTGTTAGCGTCGGCTACGTTCGTGAGGTATCCATTCAGACTGGCGTAAGCTGCATCGCCTACTTGCCAGTTCAGATCTGCCTCCGTGTTCAGGTCCTGAGTCTCATAGAGACGCAGACCGTAGGTTCCCTGACCCGAAAGGTAGGGAGCCTGTCCCGAAGCGGGGGCCGGAGTGTTTTCATAAGCGTTGCCAGAGGCATCGTTAATGAAAAGACCTACCGGGCGTACAACACCTTCAGCAGGTGCCGAACCAGTGGGTCCACCGACCATGCCGTTTCCAGCGTCTGGACGAGTGAAGCAAACCGATCCACCCAGAATACCACGCTTTGGCGCGGTCGGGAGAGTCGAGGATACAGTGGCAGCGGTAGTTACCTGAGGGGGATTCGTCTGAGTGAATCCGTCAGTGGTAAGCTGCGCTGCGAACGAATTACGAGTGCCTACGTACAGAATACGTAGAGCAGAGCTGCTTTCGGTGAAATCACCGGATGCTTGACCGGGAAGAGCCATTTGTGACCTCCTAGCGTAAGTTTGGTTGCGAACTTTATATCAGTGAAAGCGGAACGCCGCGTCCAGTTCTGGGGACGGGCTACCGTCCCCAGATCAACTAGTGATTACTCACCGTTGAAAACACCGGATACGTCGGGAGAATGCGGCCAAATTTTCGACAACGAATCGTCGCCTTTGGCCCCAGCCTCTTTCACCCGCCCGAGTTGCGAAATACCTTTACTACCCGAAGAAGCCTTCTTGCCTTTGTCACCATCTACCGAGTAGTGGCGATTCATCAGCGCTTGAAGGGTTTCATCGTCCTCTTCGAGAAGGGCTTCGCCGTCGAGGTGGTCCAGAGCCGGATCGAGGTCGATCCCAAGCTCCGAAGCGTCCATCTCGAAATCGTCGTCCATGCCATTCAGCATGACGTCGAGATCACCGGCTTCCTTCTCTTCGTCCTCTTCCTCCACCTCTTCAGCCTCACCGGCCTCTTTGGCGTCGTCCGAGTCATCTTCATCTTCATCCATGCCAGCTTCGGCCATGAGTTCGGAGAGCATGGAATCGACGTCCACGTTGGACTCTTTCTCGTCCTTTTTGGCGTCGTCCTTCTTCTCTTCCTTCTTCTCTTCGGCCTTCTCTTCCTTCTTCTCGTCCTTCTTCTCGTCCTTTTCGTCGTCCTTCTTGTCATCGTCGCCACCGTCATCATCCTTGGCGGCTAGAAGCGAGCGAAGCTCTTCACGGATAATGGCACGGACCGAAGATTCCTTCTTCTCGTCCTTTTTGCCTTCATCCTTTTTGTCTTCGTCCTCTTCCTTCTCTTCGGCCTTCTCTTCGGCCTTGTCCTCCGAAGCCTCTTTGCCTTCATCGGCATCGTCAGCTTCTTCGTCCTCTTCCTCACCTTTCTCTTCAGCGAGCATGGTGCGAAGCATTTCCTCAGAAGAAAGCGAAGCCTCTTTGTCCTCGCCTTTCTCTTCGGCCTTCTCTTCCTTCTTCTCTTCATCACCTTCTGCCAGACGAAGAGCCGTAGCGATCACGGCGTCGTCAGGAAGAGGCATAAAGTCGAGAGCCTGCTCAGCAATGAGATCGTCATTGCCAGCGGGGAAGAGCGCCTTGGCGATTCTCACGCACTGAAGGGCTTTCTTCTCGAAGTGTCGCTGCATCTTTGCGAGGCGTACCTGAGCTTCACGGACCGAAGATTCACGGTCCAGATCGTCGCCAGCTTCAAAGGTATCAGCGTTGTCATATTGGTCTGAGCTGTTCCACTGATCGACGTCCTTATGGTCGTACGTCGAGTCGAGCTTCTCAGGCATTCCAATTTCGTCGCGTTCGGTGCCATCTAGATCAGACACGTCATCAACAGGATCTTCCGCCCATGCGGAAGGGTCCCCAATCATATATTCCTCAGTCGGCACGTGAGTGCGTTCCTGATTCATAGTGTAGGGATCTGCCTGTTTTTGACGAGCTGCTTGACGACGACGCTCTTTCCAAGATAGTCGATTTCTGCTCATTGGTTGAACCTCCAGAAAACTGTCACGGTACCGTGTTTCTTATGAAGCCGGAGCCTCTTGAATACAGAAGGGAATACCCCTCTGTATGGTTGGGCGCTATAGGACCAAGTGTATAAATGGATAAACGGAAAAAATCCCGATTAGTTGAGAATTTTTGCTCTCTTGATCAGAAATAGCGCCTCTTTTTGAGAGGGCTTTCGGCCTAGCGATTTAATACATGCACCCAAGAACTCCCGCAGACTACTGTAATTAGACGCTCCCCCTACCTTTTGAAGGCACAGATAGAGATCCCTAGACTGCGGGCTCTTCAATCCGTCCCGATCATACAAATACATTGCCGTCACAATATCTGTGTTGGCAAATCTGCTCTTGTGTTGAAGGAAGACGTTATCCTTTTGCATCAAGCGCAGGATAGCGAATGCCCTTTTGGTACGTTTGTCGTCACCAATCTCATTCAGATAATGAGAGGCAAACAGCTTGTAGGAGTGATGGATCGAATCGTTCGGAGCACGTTCTGCTTCGGGCATGGCTTTTGTGTCCTCATTTGGAGGTCCACCGTTTCCGCCATCTTCCTTCTTCATCTCGTCTTTGAGGTCCCGGATAACCTTCTTCTTGACTTTCTCTTTGAGTTCATCCGAGACTTCCTCAATAGCGCCGCCTTCATCACCGCCGCCGCTATCCTCTTCCTCTTCATCATCAAAGCCGCCGCCAAAAGCGTTACGATTGGCAAACGCAGAGAGTTCCTCACGGATCTCGCTACGGATCTGGGCAGAAGCTGTCTTGAGGAAGGCATCCGTCCAATCAGCGGTAGGTGTAGCTGTGTGCGCCTGCTGGATCAGATTCTGTAGCTGGTCGTGCTCATAGGGAGTAGGCTCTTTTGTCTCTGGCTTATTGAAGTCGAGGACGTTCCGCAGGACAGCACCCTTGAATGCAGGGTTTCCTACCCATGAGGCTTCAATGAAGTGTACCGAGTCGGGATCTGTGTGGTGTCCGCAAAGTTCTGCGACGATGCGGATCTTACCGTTGGGGCCAACAAACTTGTTACCCTTCTCGTACTTAATGTGGCGGCACAGCTCTGTCTCGTCTGCAGCTTTGTTGCCGCACTTGGTGCATACCGAGTAGGCAATTGTGCAACCCATCGAGAGGGTGTTGAGTTCCCCGGCCTCGATGGAGCGTACGAGATCTTCGTGACTGCGGTCTGTGGCTACCAGAATGTCAATGTAGACCGTATCGCCCAAGTCACGGGCAACAGCGTCGATCACCTTGCCCTTGGATAGCTCAGGGATCTGAATGTGCTCTACATAGTTCTCAGCGCCTACAAAGGTCTTGTAGGTAGACATCAGGAGTTTGCGTTCCCAAGCATCACCGTTCTGGTTGATATACTTGTTGCAGTCGGGCTTGATCAGGTAATCAGCGTGGGGCCGGTTGATCTTCTGACCGTCTTCCTCCACCTCTCCCGTCTTGACGTTGGGAGTATCCACGTCAACCGACGCAATGATGGTGCAGTGGGTAAGCAGGTACTGTTCGGGGATGTAGTTCTCGATAGCGATCGAAGCCGACCGATTCATGAACTCCGTGCCCTGTTTGAGCAGCGCGTTGTGCCGTTTGTTGTTCCACGTGTCCAACCCGATCATGGGCTTCTGGACAATTGCATCTGCGGTCTTTGGAAAAGCCATGTTGGCCCCGGTTCAGCGTAAGTATGAGTTACAGACGTAACTTCTAGTGGCGGCGGTACAGTTGCCACTTAATCCGGGTGCTGGTAGGCGTAGTGAGGTGGTGGTCGTAGTATATGTTAGGTCAAATGGTTAGACAGGGAATCATTGATCCCATCAAATAGGTCATCAAGAGACTCATGCTGCCCTGCCTCGAACTTGACGAACTGAGCATCCTGAAAAGAGGTACCCACATGAAGGGTGGCCTCTATATCGTAGCTATCGCCACGATGAATGATCTCAAATTTCAGTCGCCAAACGGTCCGGCTTCGGCTACCCTCTATAAACCCGTCCTCTCGCTTCGTGATCGACGTCTTATAGTCAAGGTTTCGACAAAGCTATCAGTCAGCTCTTTGAGGAACTGATTGCGGACGAAATCGAAAATCCGTACGTCGAGCGTACTCAGACCGGAGGCTTTTTTGCCGTAGCCCTCTGTGCCACAAATGCGTCTAATGTAGCAGCGTAGGTCGTGTCGTGCTTCGGGTTCGGAGTAGGCCAGCCGGATGATGTTGTCCAACAAAGTCATCCGTGCGCCTCTCAGGTGTCAGAGCCATTCGTTAAATGCGTTCGCCGGGTTACTTACCAGCTCGTCCAGTCCTCCCGATCCTTCCTCTTCCTGCACGTCCTCACACTCTTCAGCGTTCTCTTCGTCAGTGCAGTCGAGAATATCAGCGGGCTTAATCAGGAACAGGCAATCAGGGCAAGCATAGAGCTTCGTGTACTTCTTGTAGTTGGTACGCTCCAGCTCACACTTGCACCGAGGGCATCCGAAGACACCCGAGGCTAGCTCGCTTTGCGTGGGTACGTACCGCCTACCCTTTTCCTTCCAGTACATGGCCTGACGTACTTCGAGAGACGTGGTGTACGCCTCTTCGAGGGCAGTCTTGATTTCACCATCCGTGAACTCTGAACCACGGCGGCTATAGAGCAGATGATATGCGTCCATCTGCTCTACCCCACACTCTTGAAAGCGGGAGGCCGTACGATGAAGCTCCACCAGACGGTGACGATAGGTGGTAGCCAGCTTCTTAATAAGATCTCTAGGGGACATAGCGTTCTTTCTCCGCTCCCAAGTATCAAGGGCTGTGCTTACCGAGGGACCTTTGGAGTCGACGTGAACTAGATCTGTGGGGCAGATACGTTCATTGCCCCACGGAAACTCCACATCGACGAAACCAATGCCCTCCAATACCGCCGTAACCCGACCAGTGTATCCGAACGCCTTGGCCTTGACGGGCTCCACATAGCGTACCGAATCGCCTACCTCGAATTCCGAGGCTCGCTGTTGGTAGTCTGTGAATGCCTGTTTTTGGCTCATAGCGTTCCTTCTCGTATGAGGCATTAGCCCACCCCTACTAGAGAGGTGGGCTTTTATGCTGCCTCGTCACGAGCGATACTTAGACGTCGTACCAGTTACCTTCGTCGGCGTCTTCCGAGCTGGCCTTGTCGTACCAGTTGTCCTCTGACCCGGCCTCTGCGTGCCAGTCGCCATCAGTCATCGGTACGAGATCATCATCCTTGACGACCTGATCGTCCGTGTCGTCCTCGAAGTTATCCATGTACGGCTCGTCCGGCTCCGTTTCAATCGGGCCATTCGGCGTATCGAAGGAATCCATGTAACCTTCGTCATCATCACGCTCTAGCGTGGTGGACTCACGGGCTCCGTCTTCCAACAGATCCGAGGTCTGGTCGATATACATGCAGAAGTCGTAGGCTGCCTTCTTAGACATACCAAACGACTGGAAATTGCTCTCGACGTGATTAGCGATCTTGTCGAGACGCTGGGTTAGGGCTTTTACTTGCTTACGAGTCAGCATAGGTTTCTCCGTTGCAACGGGTGGTTAACCACTTCTAGTACATCAAATTGACGCTACTGTGCAGTAGGTATAAAAAGATTAGCGACGATTACGCCTCTAGGCGCTTTAGGATCGACAGTAGGCGGTCGTAAGTTGGTGCCCCTACCGAACCATTGTATTTGTAATTGGACGCCGTGTAGATCGAATAGTCGAGTGCCAGACGGCAAGCCATATCCTGATCCCACTCCACCAACACATGCTGGAAGTAGGAATCTTGGAGCCACTCCTTAGCGACCCGGACGATCTCGATGTAGTCATCAAGCTGCATATGAATTGGCAGACGCCAATCAGTGTTCGCAGGCTTGTGGGGATCTGCATCGTTCAGTGGCCCCGGCTCTCCTCGATACTGAGAAGTTTTACCGGAGGTACGTAGACCCTCTCTAGCAAAAGCCTTTTTAACGCCCCTGCTGATAGCTTCACCACTGTTCATGGTAGATACCTTTTCGTTAGCTTTCTCAATTGCGTCGTCCATCCAATCCAAAAACGTACCCCAGAAACCTCTGAACCTCTTCTCGTCCTTCACCTTCTTATCGAGCTTCGATGTGTCTGAGAAATCCAGACCCTGCTCTTTGAGATCCTTCATCAAGTCCTCACGGTACTTGAGGAGGGAGCCCCGATCATATACGTTGTCGTCTTTATCGTCATTGTGGAAGCGGAGCTGCTCGTAGAAACCGCGAGCTTGGAGGTCCCCCTCCAATGCTTTGGCGAAGTCCTCACGTCTCTTATCAGATATAGATAGATCACCGCCTGCCGCATCACCTTCACTGATACCTAGCTGCATCTGGTAGTAGGGCATATCTTTGGTCATCTCAGCCAAGGCATCTCCTGAGAGGCCTCTTACCTGAAAGACAAACGAGTTAATGTCGTCTACGTCAGTGAAGTCGTAGCTTCCGGGATCGAGGTCTTTGAGTTCCTCATTATCCCCCTCGTCTCTGACAGACCTCAGGAACTTGTCGCCGGTCGTGTTCTTATCGAACATCTTCTTGTCCCGGACCTCCGTGAGGATATTCTTCATCTCTTCGAGGTAGGCAGCCTCCTTCGTATCCTCCCAAGAGTCCCCCGAGTCATCGGAAGGTAGGGAACCAATCTCGTTCCCATCGTTGTCCAAGATCACTTCACCATCGTCGGCCTTGCCGCCCTTTCCTTTGGACTCGATCTTCTCGTTGACCTGCTGAAGTAGCTTGTCCACGTCGTTCAGTGGAGAGAACATGGAGGTCTGATACCACTGCTGACGCTTCTTAGAGAGCTGGGGGTCATTACCACCCTCGTACTTCTCTTCAAGTCCCTCTACGTCGTCTACAAGGTCCTCAGGACCACTAACCTCTCGAAGGTTCTGGTGACGTAGAGCATCATCGGAAGCCTCTTCGTAGGTGAGCATGACCTCAGTAAAGAAATCCTTTGCTTGGTCATTGCCGGAGAGTTCGGCCTCCATCATGTTTTCCCGGATGGCAACCATGTTCTGGTTATAATCCATCAGGTCCCAGTTCTTGATCTGTTCCTTGAGCATCCCCACTTGCTTAGCATCGAGGCTCCCCCGAAACTCACTTGGGTCTGGGAAGTCCTCGTCAGTGGGTAGTGGAGACTTCCGCTTACGGATTTCCTCCATAGCGGCGGCCTGCTCAGCTTCATTACCGGAAGTGGCCGCATCGTACAGACCGTCAGAGTCCATCTCTTTGATCTGCTCTACTCGTTCTTCAGAGATCTCCCCGTCTGACTTGCTCTTGCCCTTGCTCTTGTCCGTCTTCTGAGGCTTCTTTTGACTCTCCTCTTCCTTCTTCGGGCTCTTGCTCTTCTGAGGCTCTGGCTTCTTTTTTGACTTCCCATTTGACTCCTCTTCCTCTTGTTTGTTCTGAGACTCCTGCCACTTCGCCCTCTCCTGCTCATAAACCTTGAAGCCCTTCGTGTGCTTCGACTTGTTTTTGAGGGACTTGAGCTTAACTGTACCCGTACCTTCCGGGTTGCTGACCTCCTGTTTGAGGAACTCTTCCTCTGACATAGAAGCGTTCTTAGCCATGTAGGCAGACGCAACGTGGCGTGCAAGCAGGACAGACCCGCCAATGTCCTTATAGTTCATTGACAGATCTTCATCCTCCTTATCGATATCAGGATCTTCGACCTCCATGCGCCCCCTCTCCTTATCCTTCCGAGGGGGCTTCTTCTTGGGGGACTTACGGACGAGGCGCTCAGCCTCTTCCTCTTCCTTCTCCGACTTGTCCTTTTTGGCGATCAGCTCATCCATTCTTAGTACCTTGAGTTTTCATCGGGCGGCTTACGATACTCTAGCTTGAGGTAATCGACGATCCGCTCGATAATATCGCTCTGTTCCGGTAGAGCACGGCCCACTTCGGAGTAGGCAGAGCGCATGACCTCGTTGAATAGAGCATCGTTGACCGTCATCAAGTCTTGCGACAGACGCTCTTCGACAGCCTGCGGGTCCAGATTGAACAGCTCCAGAATGTACCCAACGGACAGCGAACCTTTCTGATACAGATTGAACATTGCATCGAAGGTGTCCCTGTTGTCTCTCAGAGCCAGACGGGTGAAGCTGAGCGAGGGATAGAGGACTTGCTTGTTTCCAAACTCGTCATACTCCACAAAGCCCTTCTTCTCTGCGACCGGCTTGAACAGGTACTCTTCCACATACGTCTGGAGAAGCTCACGATAGAGCATGTACCGAGTGTTGATCACCTCGATATTGATACGCTCACCACTATACGTGGACTCACCTGTGAGCATCGACTCTGTAACGCCCAGACCAGCAAAGAGCTGGCGGTCCGTAATGTCGTACTCACCATTCAAGTCAAGCAGGCGGTCACGTGCGTTGATCTCTTCCCAATTGACTTGGAAGTTGGTGATGATTGAGTAGTCCGGGTCGAGCAAGGCCATATCGACCTGCTCCCGGAGGTCCTCCACATCGTAGTCATCCATATCCTCTGCGTAGATCAGACGCTTAGGCGTCATAGCACGAGAGGCAATCGAAGTCTGAGCCTGTCTCAGCTTGTCCCGGTAGACCAGCGTGCGAAGACACCGCTGGAGAATAGAGACGCCGTGGTCTTGACCGGGCGGCTTCTTACGGGCCAACTGATAAACGAATGAGCCTTCTGCCGGATCTGTACCCAGAGGAAGATTCTCATTGTTGGCGATATACTCGATGATCTCTTCGGGTACGTCCTCCAGTGCCTCTGCGGCATCTGGATCTCCCCGGAGAGCAGCCTTGACCATCTCCTTCGTCTTCTCGTCTGGGATCAGCTCGACACGTTGCTTAGAGCTGTACTGAAACGAGTCTACGTCAATCTGGTCCGGGGGTAGGAGCATAATGCGATCCCACCCTTGGTAATTCTTCTCTTTGTACTGCTCAATGAGCTTGTCGGCATTCTCACGACGGCGAAGCTCAGTCTTTGTGGCACCCGTCTCAGGGTCCAGTGTGTTCACACGCTCAAGGTAGACATACTCAGGGACCTCTACGTCACTGTCCTCTGCGAAGATCCACCCCTCTCCGATCACGTAATACTCACGGGTAGCATCAATGAGTACGTTCAGGAGACCTGTGCGGTCGACCATACCTTGGAAGAACTGGAGAATCTCCCGGTTCTTCTTGTAATCGCTCCCCTTCGGAAGCGTGAGTCGCAGCTTCGAGAGGGGCAATTCCGTATGCAGATCAATGGCTTGACCCACATAGGGTTCGTTGTTGTAAAAGAAGCGGAAGTACGCCCGTTCCTCTACACGGTTCTGCGGCAGCTCTAGGAAGTCCGTAGACAGGTGCGGCGAATATACGTTCGTCGCCGTACCCATAGAGTACCCGGAGTTTCCGAGGGAGCCCCCGCCTCCACCACCTCCAAAATACCCGCCAAGGGCATTCGTAGCTACTTTCGTCTTACGGGCCTTGATCCTAGACTCTGCCCCCACACTAGCGTGACGGGACGAGCCCAGCATGTTCTGGACCTGTGAGACACTCGAAACAACTACTGAATCTTCATTTTGTTCTCTCAAACGACTACCTCTAGGCATCTTCTATGCTCCCTTAACCCAAGAACCTGCGTAGAATCTCTTCTAGGGAGTTCCGCACATCGGCGGCCTCTCTAGTGATCTGGCGATTCTCCTCACGTCCTTCTCGCTCCTGTCTACGCAGGCGTGACTCCACAATGGGAAGCCTACGCTTGATTTTCCCGATAATAGGGAAATCGTCGATCAGGTGGCGAAGTGTTTGAAAGTACCTACGCTCTTTGGAGATAATTCTCAGCAGTTCCGGCTCGCCTCCACAGGTTTCCGCAAGTCGCTCGACAACTTCGCCAAGCTCACGGATCTCTGCCTTGATTCGCCGCACCACATCGTCCATCTCAGCAAGGTGCTCTTCGACTTTGGGAATATCACTACTCTTCATCTGACTCTTTTAACTTCCGTTTTAGGTATACCTTACAAGCCTTTCGTAGGAGGCCCCACTTCTCTGCGTCTCCAGCAGCAAGGCTTTCCCAGCTACCGCCTACCTCTTCATACAAAAAGGCTATTGTATCGTAGTCCTCCTGCTCCAGCTCCACAGGGCATCCGAGCTTTTGGACCATCACTTGGACACACGTCACCCAGAAATGCTCTGATCCCTCCTGTTCGGGTCCCTTAGGCTTCGGCATATTAGTATCCCCGCTTGTTGAAGTTACCACGACGCACGCGATCACCTCTCTTGTTGGTGTAGTTGTGCCGACGTTGACGACGGCGCTGGTACTGCTCACTACTCATGGGGCGGCGCTGGCCTCCCTGCTCTTGGCTCTGGTGTCCACCACCGGGACCACCCGTGATGTACCTGTTTCCGACGCTCCTATTCAGGGAGAGCCAGACGCTACGTACGAGCGCATCGGAGAAGTCATCGTGCTTGTTAGGACCACTAGGGGCCTCTACCAGAATGACCTTCTTGGACTTCCTCTCTGCCCGGAGCTGTAGAAGCTCATTGACATAGGGAGCGTGCTTGATGTTCCCTGTACCCTCGTCGAGAGCTGAGTTGAGAACCTCGTCCTCGTCCTCCTCTACGTCTCTGATCACGTAGTCGTATAGCAGCAAGCGCCCGTGATACATCAGGGTCTTAAACGCATCGAACATGCGGGACGTTTCATCTCTCGTGAACTGATTAGACTCAATCTGTTTGAGCCCCATCTTATCCAGCGACTGCTTGAAGCTGATCCCCTGCCATTGGTCAAAGATACCGTCTACGATGTAGAACCGCTCAGACAGCTTCTTGATCCAATCGGCCAGTTCATCGAAGTCGAGTATGTCCGTCGTATGTAGATCCTTGGCGTAAGGTACGAGGGGCTCCTCCAAATGTGGGTTCAGGTCATACCAGCTTCGGCCCGCCTGCCACTCCTCATGGTACACCTGACGGATCACGTCTCCATCTGGGCGTGTGAGACAGATAGCCGTACGGTCGCCCTTAACAGCCAAGTCAAGCCCGAGAGAGTGGGGAACACGAGGCTTACCACGATTCGAGGCTCGAAGATCGAAGTCGAGGCAGACCATCAGGTCCTTCTCACGCTCGATCCACGAAGATACACGGTCAGTGAACTCAGATCCGAACTCCGTAGCGAAGGCTACCGGGTCCTTACCGTGGGCGTTCTCTAGGAAGCCGATGGGTACCTGAGGGTTGACCTCCCAAGTGGGAGCCTGCACCATCAGAATGTCTTTGGCAGCCGAACCGCCCATCTTGGACTGCTCGTATTTGTTGTAGAAGAGGCCGTCCTTATTGAAGGGCGACGAAATCAAAATGATGCGACCCTCAGACTGCTTGTTGATAGCTTCCTGTCCACCATTAGGATCGGCAGCAGCGAAGGTAGCAACGGAGGGAGAGGCGGCCTGATACACAGCGTCTGCAGAGGAGTTACCCTTCTGCTTGAAGAACGCAACCTCGTCTAGGATAATGACGAGGTTAGCCAGACCACGGATACCACTGGATACAGACGAGAAGAACTTGATCTGTACGGAAGCACGGCCACCGTCATCTGCATCACCCGTCTGGTCAATATCGTACGGGGTCTGGAAGCGGACGTAGCTCTGGGTATCGTGGGAGAGGTATGGGCTAAAGAACTCGCAGTTCTGGAAGTGGTTACGCACCGCGTTGTAGAGAATCTGCGACTGGTCCTTCGTAGTAGCAATCGTGGAGATGCTGATCTCAGCACCATCCTGAATGCCGTAGTACCTCTGAGGGTTGATCTTGCGAAGCAGGCGGTAGATCTCGTAAGCCGCAATCATCGAAGAGATCAGGGACTTACCAGAACGTCGGCCAATAGGTAGGACAAGCTCGTGTCTCTCGTGGCCTTGTTCTTTGATATTGCAGCGGCCCTCATTATAGAGGTACCGCATGTACTCTACTTCTGTGAACTGGTAGAAGTCCTCAGGCTTTGCACTCTGGGCTTGACGCCAGCTCTTGGGTACCTTGATGTTACGGGTCGTATCATCAAGAGGCAGGTTGTAGAAGGCCTTGAGGATAAACTTCTGGACAGGGAAAAGAGCCATGCCGCACAGCTCTTTACTAAAACCCAAGCCAAAGGGAGACTCAATGAACTCAATGATATTGAGTGCTTGCGAGTCTTCTTGTTCGTCGGAGGACTTGCGTCCTACCTGACGAAATAGATCCGCCATAGACATATGATCACCCTGTGCTTAGGTCGCTTAGATTTCGCTCTTGATATATCGTAGTGCGTCGTCCTCCCACTCCTCAAAAACCTCACTAGCAATCTGGAACAGATGCTGGATCTGCTCTTCCGACATACCGGATCTCTCACAGCAGCGACGGAACTTCATAGCCCAGAACTCGAAGAGCTTCTGGAACTTCTTGCTCTGGAAGTCGAAGGTCTCTGAAACGACCGAATCTCGCTTACGGAGATACGTGTCGATGATAGCCTTCGTAGCGTTGATCTTCTTGGACGAGATGCCCGTTGTATCGTTACCCTTACGCTCAGCTTCCCCTCGCTCAAAGTCGAGGCTGGAAGCCTCTTTAGCGAGTTCAAGCATGGCAACATCAAGCACGTCGAGGGAGTCAGGATCTTTCGAGATCTGACTGATCAAGGCATCCTGCTTCTGGTGCTTGCGCTTATTCTTCATAAGCTGGGCGACCTCTTCATCCTTCGGCTTGATCGGGATCTTACGGGGTCGCCCACGGCCACGCTTCTTCTCTTTTTTATCCAGCGTCACCGTCTGGACTTGTAGTTTTCTGGTTTTATCGCTCATACGCTACCTCAATTACTCGATATTGAAGCCGTCACCGAACTCCACGTCCATCGAAGGGGCGGGACCGTCATGGAACTCAAAGTCGTTCAAAGGGCCACCGGGGTTAGCGCCATCAAGCTCGAAGTCTGCCATCTGGTCGGTACCCAAGGCACCACCATCAGAAGAAGACTCGATCGTCTCTAGGGCTTCCTCACGCTGCTTGGCACGCTTCTCTACGACCTGACGTACAGCATCATGGTTGCCCATTCTCTCTGACTGGTCGCCGTAGTATGCCTGCAGTCCGCTGGTATGCTCCTGCACCTCATTAGAAGGCTCTGCTGTGTGCGCAATACGAGTCTTCGTCTTGGGGTCTACGTCCAGTGCACGGATTTTCTGAGCATCCCGCTCCGTAAGCTGGCCGTGTCCTACCCGATAGTTGAGGGCGGCATTGACCGTATCCTCGCTATACTCTGGCTGGTCAGTGAGCGTCTTGCTATATAGAAGGCAGCGGCCAATCTTATTGTAGATGCAGCCGTCACACTTCGAGCCCTTGACGATCTGCTGTACCGAGTTGGAGATCTTACGTGTCCCCTCAGTGCAGTCATCGTAGCTGTCAGCCGTGCTGTAAGCCCGGCCATAGAGTCCTTCCTCTTCACGGTAGGCGACAACCACAGGGGCTTGGTCGAGTAGCTCTGAGTAGGAGTAGGCAACCTTGAGAGCTTCTGCCAATTCCTTTCCGTAGCGACCCTTCATCATCTGGTCACGAAGCCAGCGCCCCATCTTTGTGCGGGCCATCTTCGCAGAGGGAGATCTGAGGCCCGAAGGCTCGTAGTTGTCTGCAAGCACTGCGGACAGGATCTCCATAGCGTCGTTTTGAGCGGTCTTCGAGGACGCCAGATTCGAGGCCACCTTCCCATCATTAGATAGGTAGAGGCGCTTGATACGATCTAGGCCCATCCGATCTTGGAGAGCGGAGAGTAGCTCTTTGCCACCCTCTTCCATGAGGTAGTCCTCCAGCGTGTCGAAAGCTCTCGCTTGCTTGACGCCCTTGAGGGATTCCATGAAATCATGTACCTGCTCGTCCGTAACTTCAACACGGGGGTTGATCTGGTACGGAGTCTGGTGAGTCGCCACCTTCTTCTTGACAGGTGTAGAGAATGCCTTACGAGCAAACGCCTTGACCTTCTCCCCAGATACCGAGGATAGCTTGTCCACTACTTTACGTAGCAGCTTGGTGTAGTGAGGGTCTTTGTCGATACCCTTGAGCTTGGCTACCCTCTTGGCGACTACAGCATGTACCTCAGGCTTCTCAAAGAAGCCGTCCCGGTTGTTCGGGGTGAGTAGGGGCAGCTCTTTGACCTCAGGGTTTGCCATCGAAGCAGCTTCCACTGCTCGTGGAGAAGCCAGAGAGGTATCCACGTACAGCTTGCCGAGAAGATGGAGGTGGTCGTACAGACCATCCATTCTCTCGTCATTCAAAAGAAGGGTAGCCACCTTGCTTCCGTGATCACCACGAAGCATACGGCCCACCACGTCCTGTCGGTTGGCAATCTTCGTCGGGTTCTCAACAACTACCCGCTTGTTCTCCGCAGCATCAAGTCTACGATCCGCTTCTTCCGAAGTAATGCCTTCGGTGGGATCGTAAATGACGGTAGCCTCGTACTGACGTACCTTCTGAGGTACCGGCTTGGCGTAAACGCCTTGGGCGAATTTACGGACGCTCTCTTCATCCATCTTCTGGAGCTTAGCAAAGAGCTTCTTGAAGACAGACTTCTTCTTAGCGTCCAGCGTGTGGCCGAACTTGGTAAGGAAGTACCGACTCACTGTATGCAACAGGGCTCGATCCGAAGTCAGGTCGATCCGAGCGGCCTGTGCGTAGCGAGAATCCAGTTCCTTCTCTTCGTAAGGCACGCCTACAATGAGGGGAGGTAGCTGCTCTCCAAGAGAGTCGATAAACTCCGAGGCGGCCTTATAGGTTGGAAGGTACGAGAGATCTAGGTACAACTGCCCAAGTAGGTGCAGCTTATTTTCGAGCGGCGAGAGAGCCAGATCAGAAGCAATGAGATCACGCACATAGGAGCTGTGGTTTCCCTGCATCATCTCCATAGCCACACGGCGAATCTTCCTCTTACCGTAGTGATTCCGAATCACCTCTTGCTTGACGTCCGCAGCCAGCAGGCGCTCACGTGCCTCTTCGTAGGTCACTCCCTCAGTGGGGTCCGCTACGATAGGCTTACCGTCGAGAGCTTGCGCTGTGGGTGCAGGAGAAGCCAGCAGGGCCTTTTGAAGACGGGCCTTGACTGGCAAGCCTTGGACCCCGCTAAGATCCTTGCCTTGGGCTTCTAGGTGGCCCTCATACTCTTCCCAGAGGTTCTGCGTGTACTCTACGTCAAAGACCAGCTCCTTTTGGAAAACGGAGCAGCGGCCTTCCCGGTTGTGAATGCAGTCAGAGCAGTCGCTCTTGGCGAGAACGAACTTGGCACTCTTGTTGTTGGCTGTCAGACCTTCCTGAGGACCGCCTTTGTAGCAGTCCTCAAACAGTTCCGAGTCGATGTAGACAGAGCCCAGAAGGCCCCGCTCTTCGAGCACACCACGCACGGCCTCTTTAGATGCCTTGAGCACCCGAGAGTCAAAGTTGCGTTTGAGGATGGAGATCAGGTCCTTACCTGCCACACCCGCCTGTACGTGACGCTTAGCGAACTTCTCGACGATAGCAGCAGCGTCCTCAGAACTCAGCTCTCCGGGTGTTGAACGCTCACTCCAGAAAGATGTGTTCGGGTTCTCAGGCGTGCGGTTCTCAGGGTGCAGCCTGTACTGATCTTCCTCAGACAAACGCCCCCATTGCTCTACAAGCTCCGGGACTGCATCCAAGTTCTGCTTTGGCAGTTTTTCGGAAGCGCGATACTCCTCTTCATCCACGTCCAACCAGTCAAGGTCGGATACGTGAGTTTCGTTGAGGATGCCTCCAATGTCTCCAAGATCTGCCATAAGTGGTTCTCCCATTCGGGGTAGGGCATTAAAATAAGACACGCACCCTAATACTGCTCAACTGCTTATTCTACGTCGTCCTTCACGTGTTCTTCGTACTCTTCTTCAACGTACCCCTCAGGATCTTCATTGATCTCTTCGGAGTCACTAATCATCTCTTCCACTTCGGCTTCGTCATCCTCGTCAATATCGAGCGTGCCGGGCTGCCAGTGTGGAGCGCTCAGCTCGTCATTGATGGTATCTTGGATAGCGGAGAGGGTTTCTACAGATGTGTTGAGGTTAGAGCGCATCTCTTTGATCTCTTGGATATACCCCTTACCACCCAGCTTTCCGTCCGGGCTTACAGAGACGGCCTTGATCTTCGTGAAGTCACTGTAGGCCGATACCATGTGGCCTAGAGCGCACGAGATAGACCAGAGGACCTTCGCCAAAGGCTTCTTTGCCTTGGCATCGAAGTCGTATGCCTCTGGAAGAGCACGACCCTCAGGGCCGTTATCCTTAATGAAGCGAATCTCACCTGCGGTGCGTACCATGCCCGTCTTCTTACGGAGGTATTCCGAGGCTACCCGCTTGGCGAGATTTGTTTCTGAGTTGCGGTCACTCATAAATCAGACCTTGATGGGGTTATCATTGTCGTCATACAGACGTTCGATTACCCACTCGCCTTCGTCATCCTGTTTGAGGGACCATAGATCCCGCTCAGACTTACGGACCAGCGTATCACTGGCTACACGGCTAAAGCCTTTGAGCTGCTCTACCGAGGCCACACGCATACGCTCAGGCTCAGGCACATGCCCTTCACCATTCGGCTGTAGGTCTTGGAGGCTCATATCTTCCACACCACCGTCATCAAGGTAGGCGTCCATCCCGCTAGAGATGATAGATAGTTCGCCAAGATCAAAATCTTTGTAAGACATAAGGTGCTCCAATCAGAAGCCAGAGAAATCTAGACCACGTTCATTCGCCCACTCTTGTACTTCCGTTACCACCTCTTTATCTTCCGATAGAAAGGTGAGGTAGTCGAAACCACGGCTGCACGAAACCCTTTTCCCGTGCGCCGCCTTCACAGATTCAAGGAATCCCTGCAATTGGGACTCGTCTGTAAAATAGACGGTCAATGTCGAGGTGACGGTTGCGACCTTTTCTAGGTACGCAGATGCCACCTTCTTCGACATTACCACTTTTCGGAGGCTACTTTTCATCGTAAGGAAGCTGGGGTTATAGACGTACTTATTCTACCTACTCAGGTATATAAACAGATTACTGAGTAGGAACGCGCCCTTACTGGATGGTTTTTTTGCTGCGGTTGGACCACTTCGGCAGTTTAATCTCCCGAAGGATATTGAAGTTGTACCTGATTTTCACAAAAGTCTTGTAGTACCGGGCGAAGAGAATCAGGTCCTCGTCGGCCAGCTCGTCCGGCAGTTCACAGAGGAGATCCACGACTTCTTTGAGTCCGTCCTCGAAGTCCTCTGTCTCTAGCTCTTTACGACGCTTCTGTTCCATCAGGTCATCTAGACGCTCTCGTACAGCTTTGACTTCTACGAGATCTTCATCGTTTCGACGGGTCCAAGCATAAGCCCTATCAACCAAGACTTGCCCTAGACGGGCTAGGTTGGCGATAAACCGGTGACGTACCCGGCCTTGGCTAATGTCTAGGATCTCTGCAACTTCAGATTGGCAAGTAGACTCGAACATCTCCGCGAAGATACGGGCGTCGAGCTTGGTGGGCATTACAGGTAGGAGGTCTGCATAGAGGTCGTCTTTAGTTACCTCTGGGATCTCGATTAAAAATCGAATGCGGTTGAGCGCACGCTTGATGCGATAGGACACGGCAGCCTGCGTGATATTGAAGATCTCCGCAATATCCGTCTGTTTCTTGTTCAGGAAGAAGTAGAGACGGACGAAATCCGCCTCCCTTGCTGGAAGTCTATCCATAACTGCCTTGATCTTCTCAAGGTGGAGTTTCTTCCAGTCTTCATCCTGTCGAGGCAAAGGGTCTAGCGTGTCGTCTGTTGAGAATCGACTCGCCAGCTCCTGTGGATCAACTGGTTGAATGAAATGTACCGACATAAGTTCCCGTCTTGACGAATCCAGTCTTGGCCGTAAACGAGAGTAAGTCGGCTCGAATGGATTCAATCTCTAGTTGATCACATAGGGCTCCAATTGTATCCTCGTCGTGTTCGCCTTCGTATAGCTCGTAGTCGTCCACCGTTCTAAGCGCCATCACCTTGTGGTTGATGTACGCTTGCTCCTCAAAATCATCGAGGCTGGTGCGTTGAAAGTCTGTGAGGTCCACTGCACAGTCAGTATAAATAGATTCTACATCACCATCATGGGCCTTGACAAGCGCCGCGATCTTCTTTTTAGGGAAGCGGGGAGGCCTTGGGAGGTTATCACTCGTGTCTCCGTCAAAGGTCCGATAGGCGAGAAGTAGCTCTGGGGGTACCCCATATTCTTCGACCACCTTATGGCGGTCATAGAACTTCTCAGACTGTGGCGTCATGAACACTGTGTTGGGACCTACCAACTGTAGGAGGTCACGGTCACTGCTCACCACGATGTTCTTGTACTTCTCAGCACTGAAACGCTCTCGAATCAGCGTGGCGATCACATCGTCCGCTTCGTACCCGTCAGCGACCACTTGGTGGACGCCCATAGCCTCAAGAACTTCACCAACCTTGTCTAGCTGCTCAAAGAGGAGAGGTTTCTCAGACTCCCCAGAACCGCCCGTGTCGCTTTTATCTGGCCGGTTGCCCTTGTAGTCCGCATAGATCTCACGGCGCTCTTGGCGGCTGTTACGGCCCTCCCAAGCAACATAGAAGTTGGCTCCGGGGAACCGATCTCTCAGCTTAACCATGTGGCGGGCGAAGCCATAGATGGTTCCAGTAGGGCTACCATCCGATGCAGTTAGCTGCTGCTTCCGGTCGTATATATAAGAACACCTGAAAGCTATGTTCATTCCATCAATGATCACATTCGTTTGTACGTCACTCATTTTCGTGTTCCTCAGGGGGTTCTGGTCGTCCAAAAAATTGAAAGGGCAGCTCGACGATGATCTCCATGCTCTTGAGATCTACGATATGAACGGTAGCACGCTCACGCTCCATAAACACGTCGAGGATCTTACCTTTGAGGGACTGATAAGCGCCCTCATTGACGAGGACATAATCGCCCACTCTAATGTCCCTTGCTGCTTGCTTCTGTAGCTTGCCTCTAAGCTCGTCTACCGTCTCCTGTCCTACATAGCAGAGGTACCTGCCACTGTCCTCGTCCCTTGACAGGACTCGCTGGACGTAGGGGGACTCCTCTAGCACGAAGTACGTCGAGGCTGCCCTACCCCCTTCGACAAAGAAGTAGCCCTCCATCAGACAGATGGTGACGTTTCTGTCATAGCGAGAGTATGTCAACGAAGGAACGAAGATTTCCAAATCGGAACCGATCTCATTCTCAATGAGAGGGATCAGCTCACTGGTGGACTTCTTTTCCCCTTGGTGACTTAGCTCTACGACTACCCACTTGTTAGATTCACTCATACGAAAAGCTCTTTTTGACGTCTGAGTAATCCTCTTCTTTGGCTGACTTCGCGGGAATAGTTCGTTCGCCGGACTTTACAGGAGCCCGACCGCCACGGAATTCGTCTACAGGGTCAAAAACAGCATCTTCGGGTGTCCCCTCCACGCTGCCACGTGCCGCTTTACCTCCGTAGGGCATGGCCTTTTCAGCCGCCTCACGGTTTGCTGCCTCAATCTCCCCCTTGGAGCGGGCATCTCGACGGCGGCGTGGGGCCTCCTCAGAAGAAGCCTCTTGGCTTCCAGAGGGTTGACCTTGCACAGGCACTTGAACCACCTGCGTCTCAGGTGTGGCTGTCACCACGCCTCTCTCAAGCTGACTCTGTAGTACAAGCAACTCACAGGATAGCGAGTTGCGGTCCATCTTCCGGTCCACATTCAGAATGCGGTGGGCAATCGTAAGTAATGTGTCATTGTCATAGCGTGCGGAGATTTTCTCTGCGAGATCCTGCTCCACATAACTCAGACCAATGGTGATTCCTTTAGAAATACGATACGAGGACATAGCCGCATCTGCAATCCCTTCGTAAATCGAGTCGGGATCTGTTTGCGTCAGGGCTTCCATCATTGCGGCCATGCTTTTGTCTGGACTATCTGCGAGGTGCAGAAGGATCTCATATTGCTTCGAGACCACGTCCAGACCTAGTTGTTTACGAACCGAGGACTCAGTGACTGGCCCTACCCGGCTTACCCTTTCGAGCGCCGTGACCATATCCCTAATGTGCCCACGTCCATAACTGAAAATAAGATCAAGCGCCTCGTCTTCCGCTTGGATCTCTTCCTGCTCACTGATATAACGCAAGCGCTCGACAATTTCGTCCCGCTTGGGTTCTTTAATACCGAAGACCATGCACCGGCCTTTGATCGTGCCTCTCAGCTTTTGGGGCTCAGTCGTGCAGAACAAGCATACGAGCCGCTTGTCCTTTGATCCGGGCACTGAGTCCTCCATAGGTTTCAGGAGGGCGTCCATAGCTTGGGTACTAAGACGGTGACACTCGTCAATGAGGTAGATCTTCCGATCTCCACCACCGAGCGTGTAATAGTCGAGGCCTTCAACGATCTTACGTACATTGTCAGCGCCGGTATTGTTGGCCGCATCCATCTCTTTGAAAGCCGGAGAATCTCCCCGCTCAAGAATCTGTTTGCACGAGTTGCACTCATTACAAGGCTCTGCAGTCTCAGGGTCCACGTCTTCACAGAGCATGGACCTCGCTAAGATGCGAGCCGTGGTAGTCTTACCTGTACCCGAAGGTCCAGCAAAGACGTAGGATTTCTGGAAGACCTCCCCACGACGTAGAAGTTCCCTCAAGATGTTGATCGTGTCTTCTTGCCCGATCACATCTTCAAATCGGATGGGGCGATATTTGGTATCAAACGACATTTTACCTCGTACATGTGAGGCTAGGAGCCCCGGTTAGGGACCCCCAGCCTCAGGAGAATCAGGTGTTGACGTTCACGTTGGAGTCAGTGGACTCTTCGGTGGTGCTGCTCTTGCGAACCTGAGGCTCCTGCACCTTGTTCTGCTTGCGGTTAATGTCAATCACGCTCAGCTTGTTGACGCCTTGGTCCCAATTGGTTCCGTGGCGAGCAAGAATGACCGGGAAGGCTTGGACTTCAGGCTTGCGAGTCTTCCACTTCATGTTGCCTTGCTTGTCCTCTTCGCCGTAGCACTGCTCCAGCAGGAAGTCGACCCACGCTTCTTTGCTCTTGTTGCCAATCTCCGTCCAAGCATCAGCGCCGATCACAATCATGAAATCGTATCCGCTGGTACCATCGTCGCACTCCTCCATAAGAGGCTTGTACTTCGCCGGTACCTTGAACGGCTTACCGATCAGAGGGCGTCCGTCACGCTTGGTGGCCTTCTCTTTGAAGAGAAAGGCAATGTTAGCACCTGTCAAGTCCGGGTGGTACTTGAGGTATTTTTGGGCAATGTCAGCGGGCTCTTGTGCTTTCCAGTAATCTTGTGCCATATGCTAGTCTCCTTCTTGTGTGTGTAAAATCAGGGCCTTGGCTAGACCCTGCCTGTTGTTACTACCAGAAATTGATACGTAGTGCAACCTCTAGTTGTGCTATAGTAGCAGGCCACGTGTGAGGCGTTTCTCTAACCCCTCGTCACCCACTTGCTCCCACATCTCAGATACGTCCTTACCTCGCACCTCAATACGGCGCACGGTCTTGAACGAGTCTCCATAGTCCTCAGTGAATCGGCGGTAAAACTGATCACCGCCCCAATCCATATCGAACACTACATTGACGTCCTCTACGTATCTTAGCAGGAACTCTACCTGCCTCTTGCTGACGTTCGCTGTGCCGGTACAGATCGTGTTGGTAAACACCCGCTGTAGCGGAAAGTAATCGAACAGGCCCTCACACAGGTAGACCTCTCCGGTCTTCCAGATGTGGGACATAGCCAGCTCGATACCAAAGAAGATAGCATCCACTTTGGATCGGGACAGGTAATACTTCGAGTAATCCTTCTTCTCTCTGGAGGGCGACCTGATCTGAATGCCCCGAAGAAAGCCCGCTGCATTCCGCATAGGGAACACGAGCTTGCCCTTCATCCGATAGCCATTCGAGGACCACTCCAAATACTTCTGAATATCCTCGTCCCCGGAGTCTTTGAGATACGGCGGCCACTGCTCAGGAGGAAAATAGCCAATGCCAATGCCCTCTATCTGAGCGTCGGAGACACCTCGACTCTTCAAGTAATCAATCGCCGGGCTCTTCCTGACGTTCTTCCGTGCTGCCGCTAATATCTGATCCAGAAACGTCTTCATCGTTTTGTAGTCCTACTCGTAGTATGATCAGGCTTCGCTCCCCGTTGTGTACCAGCAAGCACGCATAGTCGCCTATACGATTAAAGCTGCCCACAGTATCGGGTGCTGATGAGAAGGCGATATGCGAGCCCATCTCTTCATTGAAGTAGATAGGCACCTCACCCATCTTCCCCACGTGGAAATGCTCCTGCATCCATTCCTTTAGTGTATCGGTGCTGATAGAGCTAGGATCTTCTACCTCCGTAGGTAGCTCCAAGAGGCCTGCTGTCACTAAGGCCGCAAACCCGATCAAGCCCACGAAGCCATGTTGGCATTCGAGGTCATAGCTATCGAAGTAGGCTTGCACATCTTCGGATAGACCTTCTTCCGGGACTCCGATTTCAGTGACACCGCCCCACTGGTGATTGACCCCATACTCATACAGGTAAGACACCAGTCGGGCAAAGGCTTCCTCTTCCGCCTCAAGGGGTAGCTCAAAGAAGCCGCTGTTGGTGGGCCGCTGGCCTCGCACATTCACCATGTGATAGTCACCGGTCCTCAGACTGATAAGTGCCTTCTCAAAGTGCTCTTGCACCGGGAAGGCCATCATCATGGGTGTCTTGAGACCGCCCCTATCTGCCATAGGTCGGCGCTGTCTATCTGTGTCGAGTAGCTTCGTAAGTGAGGACATTCAATCGCTCCGCATAAACCAAAGCCGTAGGCGTTTCCACCACGACAAGTGTACCTCTTGATCCTTAGGCTCTTCCTCTAACGCCCACAGCAACATAGCCAGATCACGGTAGTCGTGATAGACGGTCTTAGCGTCTGACATATCCTGCTCAAACTCTTCCTTTAGCTCTGCCTTCTCGTGCTTGCTTTGGAAGAAGGGGCATTTTTGAGCCGTCTCCAGAGTGTCACAAATGTTACCCGGCCAGTTCTCAGGATCTTCGGCACCCAACATGCAAAGACGAGCAGGCCCTTCCGGCGTCTCACATTCCAAATTGTGGACGCAGTTGGAAGGGCTACTACTCAGGTGAGACTTGAGGTGCCGCTTCAAATGGCGGTACCGCAGCTCTTTGTACTTCTTCCTGATTTCTGCTTCGTCTTTCATAGGACCTTACCCGATCTCTCTTAGTTGGAGTCGCCCTTTAGCATTGGTAGAGCCCATATACGCATTATCACACTGGTCGAGAAAGTCCGGGTTGTGCGTGACCAGCAGGATATTGACGTCCAGCTCTTCGCATAGCTTACGGAGGAACTGACCGCATGACTCGATATACTCAGTGCTGAGAGCCGCGAGCGCCTCGTCTAGGATCAAGTAGCGAGCCTTGTCAGCCTTGAGCAAGACCAGCACCCGCATAAGAAGGCTTACGACGGACGAGACGCCACCGCCAAAGGATTCAAGGGGGTTGGCCCTTACGCCATTTTGCTCCGTCACGAAGTTAGCGTAGACCTTCCCTCTTTTTTGCTCTACCTCAATATCGAACGCCACGTCTTGGTCGTGATAGATGGTCTGCAAACCCTCAGTCACGATCTGGCTGAAAGACTCAGCATACTCGTAGACGTATTTGTTGAGAAGGAACTTGAACAGCTCAGCGACCTTCTGGAGAAGCACGTCCTCGTCCCTGAGGGTGTCGATCTCGTCTACAAGATCCTTCTCCCGGTCTTGGAGCATGGAGTAGGTGGTCTCCACCTTTCTAGCACGCTCCGTGACCGCCTCGTATTTAGCTTGGATTTCAGGTGTCATCACTTACCATTGGACCTAGATACTGTGCTGTGATCTGCGAATGGTCATGGATCAGGGCCTTCGCCCCACGATACTCTACTACAAGCTGTACCCTATCCCAACTACTCGCGTCCCGTCCAGTTCCATGTGTAGTTGTCACCTCACACTTCACCACCTCTTCGGTTCCATCGGGGAACGCAACAAGCAAGTAGTCTCCGTCTTCTAAGGTTTCGCCAGCAACCGCATACTGTTTGTAGTACCCGTTACTGGTAGCGAAACCTTTGATGGGATGATATTCGCTCATAGATCCAGTCTCAGTGTGATCAGAGCCACACGCACGTTGCCCTGCTCCGTAACCTCGTGGAGCTTGACGTACTTGGTGCTGGCTTCCGCAGTGGCATTCACGCCGATGTACACATCTTCATCATCGTACAGGCCCAGAGGGTCTGTCAAGAACTGATGGTTGACCTTGAACGATACAGATTCGCCGCTTGACTTCTCACGTACCACCGGGATCTTAAACACCGAGTCGTGCTTCTCCAGAGCATCCTTCATCGAAAGTTTCAAGACGCCCTGCACACCTTCGGCTCCTGAGACTTCAACTTCGAGGACCACATCGTCCGGGTCTGCCGTAGCAGTCAGAGCCTTGACGGCGCTCTGGAGCTTCTTCTTGTTGAGCTTCCAAATTTCAGGCTCTGTGAGATCCACAGGGATGCCGGGAATGTCAGGAAGATCGTACAAGGGCTCCGAGTAGCCGAAGATCGAGCCGTCGTCAGACTCAATAAGAAACAGGTCGGTTTTGGATACCGAGAACCGGAGGTCGCAGGTCTTGTTGAGAAAGTCAATGACCTTCTTGATCTCGTCTTTGCTGACCTTGAACTTCTGCCCGCTCTCGATGTAGTCGGCCAGAATATCACTGTTCTCGTCCGTCGTCACCTTGAACAGGGAGAGGATGCACGAGTCCGTAGCCATCATATCACGGCCACGTAGCTCAGCTACCTGAAAGTTGTTGGCCGTGGCGTTGTTCGAGGTTTCATCCCCGATGAACGGCTTGGCAAACTTCAAGGCGTTGATGAAGGTCGTGGGGTCCGAATCGAAGAGCTTGGTCTTACCTTCCAGACGGTTCTTGAAGTCGGGGAAGGCGTCAGCGTCCAGTGATACGAAGTGACCCGTAGCGTCTCCACAGGTCATTACCACACCGTCTGTGTCCACCTCTACGGCGATCTCTTCCTCGAAGACTGACTTAACCCACTGCGTAAGTCGGCCCGCCTCTACAGTGAAGCTGCCCTCACCTTGGAGGGTCTCAGGCACCATAGTAGTGGGGACCTTCGTCATAACACGGCGATCCGTGGACCAGAGTGTAAGGTCCCCTTCCTCGATCTCAAAGAGAACGGAAGACGTGATCACACCGGCATCTTTAGTGACAGCGAGGCTGGCAACATCAAGGGCCTTCTGGAGGGTGTCTTTGCGAATGCTAAATCTCATTTTAACTCCTGTAACTCAGTTGCTTTTTAAGCGTCGTATTGGGCGAGCTTCTCTTCGACCTCTTCGAGTGCCGACTCGATCAGGGCTACCTTGCCATTGAGTTCCTTCTGCTTCTCTTTGCGAAGCTCCGGGATCTCTTTCAGCTCGTAGCCCTTCTCAGACGCTTCTTCTTTGAGGGCCTTGAGTTCCTCTTGGGCGTTTTTGAGGCGGGCCACCTTCTCAGCCTTCTTGCTGACAAGCTCTTCACGCCTCGTCTTGATCTTCTTGATCCGATCTTCCAATTCGGTCATATCGCTCATAATAGTGCTCCGTAGTCTAATTAGTCGTCATCTTCCATCACGCCACCGAAACCGATCATAGCAGATCCCTCGTTGCTTTGCGAGAGTGAAGGGAGCGTCTCTTCTCCCTTCTGCGCATGGTTCCATCTCCGCTTTTCACGTCTCGTGGCCTTTTCCTTCTGGCGCTCAGGGCACATGACCTCCCAAGGGCACCACTGACAGTGGGAAGACTTGGGGGTAGCACCGAAACGCTTCTTCTGGATCTTGGTGAAAGTCTCCACTAGATCCTGTCGGAGAGCAGCGATACGCTTAGGGTCAGGCTCGATCCAATCGAATGCCTGCTCCGGGTCGTCCGCAAAGCGGTAGTAGTAGAAGCCCAGCTTGTCGGGTAGACGGTTATGCTTCAACTGGAAGGCCAAAGCATAGAACAACAACTGATCTTCGTCAACGTACTTCTCACGGTGCTTGGACGATTTGCCGTCCAGAAGCATCACCGTCCCATCCTTCTTACGAATGATGAAGTCCGCGATTCCATACAGGAAATAGCTGCTCTGGAGCTGCACTTTCAGGACGATCTCACTCTTGGCGTAGGGGCCAATGAGCTTCTCCCGCTTGATGCCTTCAAGCACCTTGGGAACGATCTCTTTGCACGTCTCCAGCAACTCAAGTGGGTTGTACCGGCACTTAATATCGTCGAAGTCAACGTACTCTTCATCGAGGAACTCGTAGAAATACTTCGGGACCAGCTCCATCAGCTTCTTGGAGGTGTCCTTACCGGACCGCCACAGCTCGTTGTTGTAGAAGTCCTCATAGACCCGCTGAACCACTGACCCAACCACGGCATTGTGCTTGGAGTCCGGCTCCGGTGGATCTTCTTTGTCCACACGAGTCAGGCGATATTTCTTCGGGCACTCCCGGTACGTTTTGTACCCCGAGTACGAAAGCCAAAATTGCTTCGACATAGGCGTTATCCTGCGGCTGCTGCCTCTAGATACCGAAGCGCCCGGTTCCTTACATCGTGGTCGAAATCCTCCAAGCCCTCAATGGCCTTGCGGATATTATCTTCTTCGTCCACGGACGCTGATCTTGATAGCGTGTCAATGAATTGATCTATATCCTTGCGCTCCTGCTTGATCCTCTCATGCTTCTCAAGGTCAAACACTTCGGAGGAAGGTTTTACTTCAATGGGGATCGGTTCGGTCGTAATCTCGACCTCTCCATCCACCTTCTCAATGCGGAGATACCCAATGCGTGGGGTCCTCTCCAGATTGTCGTTTGTGAGCGACCCTCTCGTGAGGGAGCCCAAGTTAAAGAACGGCTTACCCTTGACCATCTGGATGCCTTGATCCACATGGAGGTGGCCGAAAATAAAAACGTCTGGCGTACACTCAGCAAGGTCCTGATAAGACAGGAACTGCTCTTTTCCAAAACTCTCTGTACCCGTGGGGCTCGCATACGTATGGGCGGCCACAATCAGTACGTCCTCGTCTCCCCGCTCAATATCGAACTCGAAGGCATCGAACTCGACCTTGTAAGGAAAACCCACGACACGCACTTTCAGATCACCATCCTCGAAGGTGTGATCCGTCATGCGCTCAAAGATACCCGTCGAGAACAGGACCCCAAGAGGCTGCTTCTCTACGTAGTCCACATTGGCATACGGGAAATCGTGGTTGCCGGGGTTCTCATAGACGGGGCATGGATAATACGCCCTGTGCAGATCTGCCACCTTGCGGACTAGGAGGTGACTGTTACGGGAGGCCGCTTTGTTGTGGAAGAAGTCGCCGTTATCCAACACGGCATCAACCTCTCGCTCACGGGCTATATCCCCGATCTGTTTGAGCTTACCGAGTACCGTCTCCAGATAATCATCACAGCGAGACTCTGGCGGCCTGTCATTAATGTGAACGTCGGTGCGTACGAGGAAACTGATCATTCTACACCTCGCTCGCAGGTCGGACACTGACCGGCCTCATGAAGTACGTCGTGCAGCTCTTCCTTCTTCTCTTCGATAGCCACACCCAGCGTCTTGACTTCTTGCTTCAAGGTAGGGATCTCTCCGTATGCGGCCTTGAACCGAACGTCTAGGTCTGCGAGGTACTCTACTTCCTCCTGTGAGGCTTTGAGATCCTCAAGGTCAGGCAGAGTAAGGTCATCTAAGCCCTTGCACTCGTGCAGTGTACGAAGCAGCTTCTCTGCTCTCTGAGAGAACCTAGAGAGGGTTTCTATCTCCCCCACAAGGGCGTCTCCGTCCCATTCAGGAATATCAACCTTCTCGACACCGGCATATTTCTGTAGACCGGCTTTCCCACGCTCAAACTGGCGCTCTAAGCGTTCCAGTGACTCGACCTCTTTGAGATCAGCATCACCATCCCACTCAGGGACGTCCAGCTTTGCTACGGGGCCAAGAGTCTGAATCTGGTCCTCGTGCGTGGACTTCTTACGGTCGACCTCTTGGAGATAATCCAGCTCCTTATTGAGATCAGTAATGTCCCGGTGATAGGCTCTAACTTCATCTACCTGTGCCATATCGTCATCGTAGTGGTCATACTCGTCGAGTTGGTCACGCACGTCCACAAGGTCTTTCTCTCGCACCTTGAGCGTGCTGCGTACCCCTCTCCTATCGCTCTCTGCGTCACGGAGTGCCTCTTGAACTTCATTAAGGCGGCCTACGTCAGAGATCGCCTCTGCCGCAAGTGAGCCCGTTTCATTCAAAAGGAACAGGGGGTGAAACTGGTCGGAGATCTGGACATTGATCGAGTCACGACCAACCTTCATCTCTCCGAATCCAGCTTCTTCAATGTGGGGAGGGGCACCACGACCTACGCTCTCCAGCTTATCGCCGTTGATCACATAGTCGTTGTACCCGCTACCTTTCTTCCATTCTAGCTGAATCTCCGGGCAGTCAATCTGGACCTCAGAGAAGTCGGCTCCGTGTGTAACGAAGTCTTCGCCTTCCCTGTTTGTTACAGCCCCTTGGATTGCCCGGATGATCGCAGACTTCCCGATGTTGGACTTTCCAACCAACACAGTGAAGCCTTCGATCTCCAGCTCTGCGTCCTCTACGGACTGGAAGTTTTTGATACGTACCTTCATACACACACCACATCGTCATAGTGGAAGGGGCTCCGGCTTTTACACCGGTAGCCCCGTGGTCTTATTCCTCTTCCTCAGAGGAGTCGTCATCGTCATCCTCAGATCCACCACTACCTGCCGGACCGCCTCGCATTCCAGAAGAGAAGGAAGAGATCTCGTTGACGAGGTGCATGAAGACGTCCTCGTTGTCCAGTAGGTAGTTGCGGAGGTTCTCCTTACCTTGGAGGCTCTGCTCTTCACCATGCTGATCAACGAGCTTGTACCAAGCTCCGGCTCGACGGATCAACTTGCGGTTCTCCGCAATGTCCGCAATCGAGCGCACGTTGTCAATACCTTCACCATATCGGATCACGAAATCCGTCGAGTGACCTTGGTGAGGACTGACCTTGTTCTTGGTGCACTGTGCTCGCACGATGTTACAGATAGGCTGCTTCTCGCTATCACCTGTAAGATCGTTTTCGATGTTGTCGTACTCAGTACGCACACGCTTTACCTTGAGGCGTAGCGAGGCGTAATACTTGAGAGCACGACCACCACTGGTACCCTCGTCCGGCCCTGTATCGTAGCGGCTCGTTTTGATCCGGCTACGAAGCTGGTTGAGGTACATCAGGGAGGTGCCAGACTTGCGAAGGTCATTCACAAGGTTAGGCAGGAAGTGCGACTGGAGGCGGGCAAGTAGACCAATCTGGCCGGTCTCTGACGGGTCCTTTTCAAAGGTCGCCTGAGGTACCATAGCGGATACCGAATCCACAATGATCAGGTCTACACCCGCATTAGTCATGATCTTGATGATCTCTGCACCCTCTTCCCACGTGATAGGCGTGAAGAGGTCCCACTTATCCTCACTGAAATCTACACCCAGACTCTGAGCGTATGCAGGGGCAATAGCGTTCTCATAATCGAGAAAGCAAACTGAACCACCCTGAGACTGAACCTTGGCTGCTGTTTCCAGTGCCAGAGTCGTCTTACCCGAACCTTCCGGGCCGTACAGCTCAGTGATTCTGCTCCGAGGGATACCGGGACACTGACGCTTTCCGTTAGGGAGCTTGTTGCCTCCGATCAGGAAGTCGAGTACCAGTGAGCCCGTAGAGATAGCCTCCACGGCTTCTGCGTTATTGGGATCGAGTTGAACTCTATTATCGAGATCAATCTTCTTGTTCTTTTTGATGGCCGCACGGGCCTTCGCTAGTGTGCTTGACATTTTTCACCTTATGTGAATGTAGTCATGTTGGTAGGGGACTTAACTTCCATTACTCGTCTTCGTAGAGGTAGTCGAATTTTTCGTCCGTTAGCAGGAAGAATTTTTCGTCCTCTTGGTAGATCATACCTACCTTGTCTATCTTCCCCGTTTTTCGTCTCTTGATCGTCTTGGTCCAAGCCTGCGCTTCCTTCTCTGTCAGGTCGTCCTCACTGAGTTCGCCTTCCAGTAGTTGACGGAAACGAGCCGCGTGGTACCCGACCAGAAAAGCATCGGCCACGTTGTTGTTCAGACGCCCTTCCCACTCGTCATTCAGGAGCTTCTTCATGGCATCCTTCATATCACTCTTGAACATCTTGCCCTTGTCATCGAGGATGCTTCGGACAAATGCCTTGAGCTGCGACGGCAGGAAGTACACGAAGCCAAGCCTATGGTTCATCAAGACTTCGATCGTATACATGTAGAGAGCATAGAGGCCCAGCGAGTAGCTCGCATTAAAGGGCGGGTGCTCAATGCCTACCCAATCAATCTCGTGCTCTGAATTGACGATGATCTCTTCGAGGCCATCTGCCAGATCACGGTATCGTTGGGGCATGAAGGTTTTGGCTTTCGTCTTCATGACACCGTAGTCGAGAACGGAATCCGTCCCCTCTTTTTCGGAGTCAATCAGTGCCCAGCCGTAACCCGTTAGCGAAGGGTCCAGTCCAAGTACAATCATATCAGTTTTTGGGGTGAGATAGAAAAGGGGGCCGTGAGGCCCCCTTCTTTCAGATGCCGCGACTACTCAATGTCTTCCATCAAGTCGTCATAATCAATGTCCGAGGACACGTCAGGGACGGCATCTTCTGATTCGCCGTAATGCTCTTTGATCTCCTGCACAGACAGATCACGGCAGAGCGAAACTTGGTGAGCCATCTCAGCGACACGCTCCAAGATACTAGACTTCAGATTCTCGTTGCGCTGCCACAGAGCTTCACCGTTGCAGGCGGTGAATGACAGTTTTTGGTACTGTGCATCGGTGCACGTTACCTTAATGTCATGCTTGGTGAGGGGGAATTCCTCGTGGATTGTAGCGAGAAGACGATACTTGTCTTCTCCGAACTGCCACTCCATGATCTGGAAGTCAAGCTGAGGCTTTCCATCTGCTCCCTTTGGAAGGGAGCCCTGACGGTCAGTGCTGTACTTGACCACGATCGTACCGATACGACGCTTCGGGGGGCCAAACTTCTGCGTGGTGTACTCGCCTTTGGCGTTGATGTACCCCAGACCCGGAGCGTAGTGGTAGTTCGCCATCTTGAACTTGGGGGTGTCCGACTCAGCCATACGGTAGTTGCCGTCGTCGTCCTTGAAGAACCACGCAATCGCAATGCGATCCGTCTGATTCTTCTTACCCTTATAACGCTCAACCCGGCCACCATTCATGACCTTGTTGTCGTCTTGACCAAATCCGATTAGTGCTTCTGCGTTCGACATAAGAATGTCCTTTTTGTTTGGGAAGATCCGCCAGCGCGTGGACTACTTTGGCATCCAATAGGTGCTATGGTCGCTGCACTTCGGCATCTTCAATTGTATAAAGTGACCCCACTGAACCACTCAGTGCGAGTCGTTAGGTTAGGTAGGTAACAGACGGAAGGTACCCAAAAAGGAGGGTAAGTTAGAGTGGGTACCTATCTGTTGTCCAACCATTCCCACATACAGGGAATATAGATAGAATATTGAGAGGGGCGACCCCTTAGCCCATGCGCTCTAGCGCGGCCTCGAAATCAAACTCCATCTCGCTTTCATCTTGGAAGATTGGCTCTTCCGGTTGGCCGTCCTCTGCCTGATCATCGTCGGACTTGACAGACACCTTAACAGATTGATCTGAGTTGTCAAGGGCCTGATCTGTTTTTTCTTCGGTGATCTCGTTTTCTTCTTCGTCGTCCGATCCACCGTCCATGACGAAGAGATCCTCATAGTCGGGCTCTTCCTCTTTACCCTTAGTCTCAGGGTCATCGTCGGGATTCTCGAACATATCTTCAGCATCCACGTCCACATCACCAGATCCGTGGTGCGTGTAATCCTGAGGGCCGTGGTCATTACCCCACATAGCGCCGGTCTCGATCTCCGCTTGAATGAGCTGCTTCTGGAGCCGAATGTCACGGTTCACATCACGCAGCTCTCGCAGCTTGGAGTCGATCACAGTTTCGACGTGCTTGGCATCTGTCAACGCCTGTGAAAGCTCGTTGATCTCACCGATCTCTGTCTGGAGCTTCGTGTTGGCAAGGGCCTCACGATCTGCTTTGGACAGGCCTCGCATCTGAATGATCTCAGCATCGTTAGCCATGAGATCATTGTACTGCATCTCGAAGTCAGCCTCTTTACGCAGAAGCTGGCGCTCCACCGTTCGGAGGAACATCTGACATTCCCGCATGAACTTCTGGACCTCATTCGTGTAATTACGGCACTTGGCGACCATATTGTTCAGGTGCTTAGGGCCGCGTTCAATGGGGTCGTAGTCCAGCTCAATGTCGATCTCTTCGATACGTGCGAAGATCTCGTCTACTCTTTCGTCATCCATCGGAATGTCCTTTTATGTCTGTGAGACGGGGTTGCGGACAGCCTCTTGAGCAGACTCTACCTCAGGGGTGGTGCCGTTATCCATCTTGGAAGCACGTGCCCGCTGCAGAGCCTCATACATCGGCGTGAGCCGCTGTACCTGAGACTGTCGGTTCTCTTTTGTGATCTGCTGGCGAATCATGGCATCGGTGTAGAGGTCCTCGCAGACCTGCTGTGCCAGACACGCCTCGACGTACCGAGCTTCTTGGGGCGTCCAGCCCTCACCATCTTCGCTATTTGCCGAGTAAGACAGGAAGGAGGACGTCTTGATACCCTTGGGGCTCCGACCCTATAGGAGGTAGGAGGACGTGACCTTCTCAATTCTGATGGAGTCTTGGAGTTCTTCCTCTGTACGTTCGCTCATTGTAGTACCTCTAGTATTAGTGAATTACGTACGGATCTAAAAAGATAGCAGATCCGGGATCGGTGTCAAGTGGTGATCAGGGTGGGTCCAACAAAAAGGTTGTCGAGGTAGGTGATCACGTCCTAGACGGTTTCGAGATGGTTATAAAAACGGGAGGCACCACCCGTGTCGGAATACCAACCCTCAGACCCTTTTTGTGTTCTCCAACTACCAGAAGCTCCTTGATTTTCAAATTTAGCGGCTCCGGGATGCGCTCTTGTTGATGGGTCTTGACTATGTAATTCACCGCTCTGCTCGTCCATCAAGGTGGCTATAGCCTTCGTCAAGATCAGGTTGGCGGGGAAACGTCCTTCTGATTCGGTAAGATTTGTAACATCACCCGCACGCCCAAAACCAGTCACAACCGAGGCCGATCTCAACTTAGTACCACGTAAATGTGGATTGTCCGCAAGGTTCCCGCCACTTACGGTGGTAAGTGGTACACGACTGGCATCTATATCGTACACACCCGTACCTTCACGGACCACTTGGCCCACATAGGTCTCTGGCGTTGGGACACGACCTAGCAAAATAACCAAAGGCCATCATCGGTCTGGTAGCTGATAGCGTCTCTGATCTCGACGCCTAATCGCCTCAGAGAGAAGCCCGCAGAGTCTACCTGATTGGTATCACTCACCAGAGCTACCAAGGCCCCTGCTTCAAGCTCAGGGGCCTTTGCGAAGGGATATTTAGCTATCCAGTTCAAGGGACAGCCTCTCTGCGAGTACCGTGTTACGCTTGGCGACCTCGTTGTTGCGGACCGCCTTCTGGAGGGCTCCCCAATGGCCGAACAGGAAGACCTTCTTCTTCGCTCTCGTGACCGCCGTATACAGGAGGTTGCGCTGGAGCTGGATGGAGAAGTTCTTGACGAAGGGCAGAATCACGTAGTCGTACTCCTGTCCCTGCGACTTGTGGATGGTGATGCAGAAGGCCAGATTGAGCATATCAGGGGCCTCCCCATACGTGATGGGGACTACCTTCGACTTGCCGAAGTCCCTGATACGTACCCGAATCTCTTTGTCCTTCGAGTTGATTTCGAGGACCGTACCAATCTCGCCGTTGTAGACGCCACGCTCATAGTCGTTGGACGTGACAATCACCCGGTCGCCCTCCCGGAACACCATTCCGTTTTTGACCTTGACCTGCCGCTGGTGCGTCTTGGGGTTGAGCATATCCCGGATTCTCTCATTGAGATTGGAGACTCCGAGATCGCTCTTCCACCGGGGGCTCAGGACTTGGAAGGTGCTCTCCCTGTCTGCCTTCTCCTGAATCTTCCCCACAATGCTCAGGATGCCTTTGAGAATGGACTCGTCATCGTCCATTGGGATGAAGCGGAAGTCGGCGCTCGTATCCGAGGGGTCTTTGACCTGCGGGTCTTGTCCCGAGTTGATACGGTGGGCGTTGATGATAATGTCTGAGGCTTCTTCCTGACGGAAAATCTGTGTGAGGTTGGCCCGTGCTACCCGCTCAGAGCGAATCAGCTCGTGCAGGACGTTACCGGCACCCACAGAAGGGAGCTGTGCGTGGTCTCCGACAAAGACCAGCGTAGCGTTCTTCCTGATAGACGAGAGCAGGCGGTACATAACGTGCTGGTCGACCATACTCACTTCGTCGACAATCACAGCGTCCACAGAGAGCAGGTTGTTGGCGTTGTATACCCACTGCTGTCCCTCACCACGGTAGCCCAAGGTACGGTGAATCGTAGCCGCCGCATCCCCAACCACGTTGGAGAGCCTCTTGGCAGCGATACCGGTGGGGCTCATAAGCTGGTAGGAGACGCCCTTCTCTTTGAAGAGCTTGACGATCGCTTTGGTGACAGTGGTCTTACCTGTACCGGGGAGCCCGGTAACGAGCACAACCTTGTTGTCCTCCAACAGCTCGATAGCCTCTCTCTGTTCCTCAGAGAACTGGATCTTGTGAGTACGCTCGTACTCCGAGATGAACTCCACAATGTCTGTCTCAGTCCACTTCGGAGCACCCATGAACTCTGAGAGCAGCTTGGCGCTCTGCTCTTCGTACCAGTGGAGAGGTTTGAGATAGATTTTGCCCTTATCAGTGACAATCCGGTCACGCTCAATGAGGGACTTTAGAGCACCCCTTACGTCCTCCGTCGTTAGCTTGCGCCCAAAGCCCGTAATCTCATTGCGTCGAATCAGGTAGTGCACCTGATTGATTAGCTCCGAGGCCTCCATGTAAAGGTGGCCGGGGCCGTTGGATGATGATTTCAGAGCGTACTCGATACACGCTCCGATACGGAAGACCGAATCAGGTGCTACACCCAACTTGAGGGCCACCCTGTCTGCCATCACGAAGCCGACGCCCCGGATTTCCATCAGGATATAGGGGTTCTCCTGCACCGTCTCCAGTGTATCAGAGCCCCACTGCTTGTAGGTCCGTTTGACCACACCGGGTGGGAGATCCCACTCCAGAAGGTGGATAGCAATGTCCCGGTACTCGTTGAACTTGGACCATTCCTCTGCGAGGTTGGCCCGCTGCGTCTTGTTGAGGTTCTGTACCTCGTCCAGCCGCTCCGGGTGGTTGCTCAGAACGTCGAGTGTGTCCGTACCAAAGTGGTCGACCAGACGTTTGGCAGTGACCTTACCCACCGACTTGACGTGGCCGATAAGGTACTTGCGAATGCCCTCAGAAGTCGTCAGATCGGCGGGGGTGCTCTTCTCCACCTTAAAGGTCGGGCCGTACTTCGTATCCTCCCACATACCCTCCAGCGTCAATTCAGCGCCGGGGTGTGGCTGGTCCAGAAGGAAGTTACCCTTGGCCTTCTTCGTACGGTTGCCGTCGTCTCTATCCTCCATCGTGAAGATAAAGAAGCTCGACTCCTCACTGTTGAAGATGATTCGCTTTACTGTGCCTCTTAGGTGGGCCATTCGTTATCCTTTTCCTTCAATCATATCATATAGGTCATCTTCTGACAGCATCGGGATGCCGTACTTGCGTGCCTTACGAGCCTTACTCGAAGTCGAGTCCGGGTCGTTAATCACAAGGTAGGACAGGCTTTTCGACACGCCCTTCATTGTACCACCTGCGTCCTCAATGTAACGCTCGATATTCTTTCGAGGCTTCGAGAGGGACCCGGTGATGCAGAAGGTCTTATCGACCAGAGGACCTTCTGCCTCCTGAATCTCCACGTGACGGTGCAGGATAAGCGTCTGGAGAACCTCCATAATCTCCTGCAGACCTTCGTGGATCGAGGCAGCCTTGACGTTGCCCAGACCGTCCACCGCTTCGAGTTCCTCTTTAGAGGCCTGTCCCAGCGCCGAGACACTATCGTACCCGGCCTTCATCATCTTGCGAGCCGTGCTCTTGCGACAGTGGGGAATGCTGAGCCCACCGATAACCGCATCGAAGGTCGTATCCTTCGACTTAGCCCGAAGCTCTTTCAACAACTTGGTGGCCGTCTTCATCCCGACCACAGCATCGTTGGCATTCGTAAGCTCCGCGATAGACTCAGGCTCCAGATCGTACAGGTCTGAGATGGTATTGACCAGACCCTCCTCGACCAGCGCCTCGACCACGAAGTCTCCCCAATCGAGGATACCCAGCGATTCGATCCAGCGCTTGATACGTCCAGCCGTCTGTGCCGGGCATCCCAGAGAGTCAGAGCACGTCATGTACTTGCCCTCACGCTCTACGGGAGCATCACATACGGGGCAAGAGTTGGGACCCTTGAGAGCGATTTCCTTATACTTCTCAACAACCTTGACGACCTGAGGAATCACGTCGTTGGCCCGCTCGACCAGAATCGTGTCCCCCGGATACACACCAAGGGAAGTGAGGAAGTGCTCGTTGTGGAGGTTGGCTCTCGTGACCTCTGCACCCGCCAACTGCACGGGCTCAAAGATAGCAACAGGCGTGATACGTCCCGTATTTCCAACCTGCCAGACCACATCGTCCAAGGTCGTGACAGCGCCTTGGTTGGCAAACTTGAGAGCGACCGCACCGAAAGGCCTGCCATTTCTCTCGCCAGCTCTCTGGAAGTCCTGCTGGCTCTGGAAGCGGATTACGATGCCGTCAATGTCGTAGTTCAGCTCGTCCCGGAGATCCCCTTCGTACTGCTCGTAGAGCGTCTGCATATCGAAGGCGTCCACATCGAAGCCGTGGTTGGGGACCTTGAGGCCCATCTCCTCTTTGAGGAAGAGGAACTTCTCACGCTCCGATTCGAGGGTCTTCTCACGGGAGGCCACGTCGTATGCCATCACGGTCAGGTGGCAGCATCCCTGTGCCTTGTCCCGGCTCTCACGCTTGGCAATACCAGAGGCTGCGTTGCGGGGGTTGGCATAGTCCGGGAAATGACGCTCCCACTTGTCGTGAGTCAGCACGATTTCACCACGGATGCTTCCGGTGAAAGGCTGCGGAAGGGTGCGCTTGACACCCCGCATCATCACGACGTTCGCCAGAATGTCCTCTCCGACCAGACCATCACCACGAGTCAGGGCGCTCTTGAGCTTACCCTCTTCGTAGTTGAGGCTGATAGAGATGCCGTCCAGCTTCTCCGACCAACTCAACGTACCGGGCCGTACCAGCGTCTCGTTGACGCTCTCAGACCAGTTGAAAAGTTCGTCGGTATCGTTGACCTTGTTGAGGCTCGACATAGGCATCAGGTGTGGCACCTTCTGCCATTTCGTCTTGCCGTCAGGGGAGGCACCCACTTTTTTGAGGAGGGGGTGTTGGGGGGCAAGGGTCCGAAGCTCGTCTTCGAGCGCATCGTAGACGTCATCCGTAACGATGGGATCGCCGTTGTAGTAGGCTTCCCGGCATTCCTTCAGACGTGCTTCCAGCTCAGAGATTTTCTCCAGAGTCATCGTAGGCTCCCTGCAATAGGCTTTTTTGTGCGTAGTCGGCTTCTTTGAGATCCACCACTGTCAGGCGAATCTCTTTA